CTACCGGCTCGATGGTGAACCCGCTGTAGTCGAGAGTGAGGCGACAGTCAAGCAGTTGTAGCGCTCAGGGCGCTGTCGGGGGGCTGCTGACCGAGTAGCTGCTGCACGTCGCGTGCGTTATCGATGGCGTAGCTGCCGAAGTTGTTGTTCATTAGTTCACCATATGGCACCTTAACTATGCTATCCTGAGCGTCATACTCCTGTCTGATCGCCGTGAAAGGACCGCACGCCATGACCGCTTCCCCCGCCGCTCGTGCCCCCCTGTCAACCCACACCGATGTCCGCTTGGCCGCCGGTTACATCAGACGATCGGATGCACGCAAGCAGGGCGACAACCACAGCGCTGAGGTGCAGCGCGCGGCCATCACGCAGTTGGCCGACCAGCTCGGCTGTGTCGTGACGATGTGGGAACAGGAGGAGATCAAGGGGCGGCGCATCGACCGCAGTGGCTACCAGCGCATCCTGGAGGCGGCCCGTAAGCGCGAGATCCACGTCATCCTCGTGTTTAGCCTCAGTCGCTGGGGCCGGCGGCCGCTGGAGCGCGTGCAGCGGGGCGAGGACCTCGACCGCCTGGGCGTCGAGGTGTGGAGCGTGCAGCAGGGCCAGGACAAGCCGGGTTTCATGCGCTACGGGTACGCCGGCATGGACGAGCAGGCCGTGCGCGATCTGGCCGCGAACGTGCGCCCGGCCCGCCGGCGGGCGGCCGAGAGCGGCATCCACATGGGACCAACGCCACAGTTGGGCTACCGGCGCCACTATCCCGCGTGGGACGGCGCCGGCAAGCGCCCTCCCGGCGCACTCGTGGTCGACGAGGCCACCGCCTGGATCGTGCGCGCGTTGTATGAGCGCTACGCTACGGGCGATGAAAGTTGTCGCGACCTGGCGCGGTGGTTGGCGTCCGACCCGCGCGTCCCCGCGCCCCGCGACGCCGCGGCGTGGGCTGATTACCACGTCCGCCTGATCCTGCGCTCTCCGCTCTACAAAGGTTGTGTCAGCTACGACAAGCGGCCACAGGGCCACTACGCGCACGCCGCGCCCGGCGACGCGATGGTCGGGCCGGGCCAGCAGACCGCGCTCATCGAGGAGGGGCTGTGGCGCCGCGTGCAGGAGCGCATGGACCTGATGGGCCAACGCCCCACGCGGGCCAGGGTGCGTCATGCCTACCTGGGCGCGGGCCTGCTGGTGTGCGCGGGCTGCGGCGCGGCGATGCGGCCGCACGTCGCCGGCACGGTGGTCGGCCACAAGGGCTCGTACCTCTGCCGGACGTCGCTGCGGAACGGTGGCTGCGGCGAGGCCGGCTACCGGCTGGACCTGGCGCATGAGGCCCTGCTCGTCGAACTGCGCCGACTACGCGGCGCACCGTGGACCACGCGCGGCGAAGAGCGGCTGCGGGGCGGGGGCGTGCGGGCGGCGACGGCGGCGCGGCTCAAGCAGGAGATCGCGGCCGAACGGGCGGCGCTACGCGACCAGGCCGAGGCGTTGGCGGCGATGCGTGGAGCCACCAAAGGGGGCGGTATCCCCAATGAGGCGGTACGCGCGTTCCTGGCGCTCTCGGAGACCACGGAGGCGCGGATCGCGGGGCTGGAGGCCCAGCGCGCCCTGGCCGAGCGGGCGGGGCCACCGATCGAAGATCTACGCGCGTTGTGGGCCGAGGTCCACCGCACGGACCCACGCGCGGCTGTCGAGGGGCTCGACTATGCCGGCGACCCCGACGACGCCGCGCCGGTGCGCCGGCTGCTGCTCAAAACGGTTGAATCAGCCAAGCTGGTGGAGCGGCGGCCGGCGACGCACTCGCGCTGGCTGCGCGTCGAGGTAACGTGGACCGAGCCTGTCCGGCTGCTGCTCGGCGCTCGCCTGCTCACGCTGGACCCGACGCCGGAGCCGCCCGTGCTGCCGACGCCAACGGAGCTGCGGACGGCGGCCCAGCGACGCTGGCGTGAGCGGAAACACACAGACTCAGAATGAGAGCGGCGTACTCAGCATCACGATGCCATAGGCCGCCCGCGTCGACCCCGATTTGACGACCCGGCGTCCGTCGTAAATCGTGACCTGGAGTTGATCGCCGTTCCCGTCCTGTTTCTGGATCTCGACGGACACCATCATGCCGCGCTCGGTATAGGTCGCCACGGCGTGCCCGCTGATGGTGTGATCGTCCGATGACCCATCGCTACTCATGGCGTCGAGCGCGCCGCTGAAGTGGAGGTGGCGCGGCCCCATGACGCGGATCGTAAACGTCCGAGTTCCAGCCGCGTGCGCTGGCTGGGCCGCTCCGATCCCCGACCCAAGAGCCAGCATCCCCGCGAGCGCCAACGATAGACCGATGCGCTTATCCATACATTCCCCCTCTTTTCCGTTATGCGGCATAACGCCGCCTACCGAAGGTATCGGTCCATAACCTTGGCGCCGGCACCCTCCGAACGGCTATAAAAGAGTAGACGACCGTCTACCCCTGACAAAAACTGTCAGCTATCCACGCGTGTTTGTTGACGAACAGGGTCACGAGGTGATAGGTTTATTAGTACATGCGTTCTACGATTAGAACGTCGCTCCAGCCCGGCGGCGTGGAAAAGGATGGTCTTGTCGTGTCCGAGGAAGAGATTGTAGACATTTTGAGCCAGCCTGATGCCTTCGAGCTTCTTGTCGATGAGTTACCTGCCTCGGCCATAAAAAACGGTCTTATTGTGTGGGGCCGGGGGCAGGGCCAGTATCCCCCTCTTTCGCCGCGCGCAAACGAATCAAGACACGTGCCAGGTCTTGCACTTCATCCTCGCCAAGACCCCTGACCGAATCAAGCATCGCGCCTCTAGCCGGCGATACCGTTGTTTGAGGCTTTCCGTTCCGTGGGGCTATGACACCCAGGGCGATAAGCGATTCCTCCATGGAAATGCCAGCTTTGACTTCCAGCGTGCGCAGTGTACGCAGCTCCGGATCTCCGGTGCTCATGAGGTTATTGATAAGTGTCATCGGCGCCAGCCGGATGCTGTCGGCAAGCTTCCGCAGATTTGGGCGTTCCGGGTCGCCATCATCATAGGCGCGAAGGTTAACACACGCTCTGAATAACAGTGTCGCAAACGGGACTTTAGATCGCCGCACTGTATAGCCGTACATCACGACCGTCTTATCGTGTTCGTCGGCCATTCCTCATCCACTCCTACCACCCACTCACTCCAATATCGTTAGTCTATTGACGCACTGAAACTTTCGTGTTATTCTAATAGCACATCCTACATTTGGATGAGTTATCTGAATAGCAGGAGGGTCAGCGTGAGAAATCCAGTAGATCAAAGCCCCCCAGTCAAACGATGGATGCGGGAACATGGCCGCGAGGTCACCGCCGCAGCCATTGCTATCGGCATGTCAACGCATACGCTGCATCGCAAAGTGAACGGCGTCTTGCTGTTCACGTACGCGGAAGCGTGCGACCTAGCTGGTTTCGAGCGCGCGGACATCAGTGAGCTATTCCCCAACAACGAAGGGATTGACCCGCGCGAAGTGCGCGCGCATTTGACCGTCGCGGAAGGTGTTGCATGAACCCGACGCGGACAGACCCCACTAGTACTATCGACACACCAGCGGCTCCCGTGGAGATCACGCCCGCGATCCAGGCCGCGCTCGACGACATCGGCGAGGCGATCTTCGCCTGCGTGCGCCGTAAGCATGAGAAACGCGCCCAAGAGGAGGAGAGGCAACGCGCCGCAGCTGTGGCCGCCACGCAGAAAGACGCGATCCCCGAGCCTGGCAGCACACGGATCGCGTCATAAGCCCAACGTACAAACATCAGGACTACACCCATTGTAGTCTCTCTACCCCATAGGAGTCTAGCTATGTCTGTCTCATCAACGCCTTTTGCCCGGGCCGCGCTGCCGCACTGGACGCGGCCCCTGATCCAGCCAACAGAGAGGCCGCGCGTCTATGCCGTGCGCTCCGCGTCACGCGCCGACCTCACCCACGAGGTCGATATGGTGGCGCAACGGTGCAACTGTGAGGACTACGAGTACCGAAATCGCGACACGTTTCCGCTGGACCATGAGCTACGGGCCTGCTCCCACATTTTGGATGTGCAGGACTACGAGCGCGAGCAGGCCGGGATCGCGCTCACGGCGACGGCCGAGGCGGCGCGCTGCGTGGTGTGTGGCGCGCCGGCCGTGCAGGGCGGCATTCACTGCCGCGTGACGAGCTGGGGCCGTGGCTACTGCAGCCAAACGGCCAGCCGCGCCAGCCAGGCAGTCAATGAGTTGTGCGGGGCAGCGTCATGAGCGACAACACCCAGGCGCTCACGCGGCCAGACAGCGTGACAAATGCCGAGATGGCGCTGATCGGCGGGGACGCGCTACGCAGTCGTGAGGCAGCGCTCAAGGCCAAACAGCAAGCGTTCGAGATGGACCTGCCGCTCGACGGGATCACGATCCTGGGCGGCAAAGTCTACGTCAACAACAAGGGCTTGACCATCATGCTACGCCGCGATGAGCGCGGCCCCGGTTCGGTGGCGGTCGAGGTAGTCAAGGACGCCTGGGATGACTGCATCCTGGACACGATCCGCCAGCGCATGGGTAGCACGAGCAAGGACGCGGCCGCGCGCTGGGCGGACGCCGGCCTGATGCGCGCCAAGTGCAAGGCGCGCATCTCCTTCCCCGATGGCTCGCACTATGAGGCATACGGCGACGCCTCGATCATCACCATGGGCATGCCGGCGATGCACAATCCCGACTACGCCAATCATATGTCAGAAACGAGATCCGTGAACCGCGCCATCCGGCGCGCGACCGGCCTGGACACCACGGCCGAAGAGATGGTGGGCGGCGTCAGCCGCGACGCGGTGACCGAATTGGGGCTCGATCTCACACCAGACGCGGACGCCAGTGACACGCGCCCATCGACACGTCAGACTCCATCCACGGCTGCCAGAGAGCCTCAGACCGCCGAACCCATCGAGGACGACCATGACCAGATCATCGCGCTCAACGCGCGCATCACGGAACTATGCGCGGCGCTCAACGAACCGCCGCCCGCGTCACGCGATGATCTGGTCGCGCTGGGCAAGAAGTATGGCTGGGTCCTCACGGGCACGGGCGCGGCGTCCGTCACCTGGAAAGAGCAACTGATCGTGCGCTTGCAGCTCGCTCGCCAACGCGCCGCGCTCGCGGCCGCACTGAGTGCCGATCCCGACGCGACAGGCAAGCTGCCCAAAGCCGTTGACGCGATGACCGCGGAGGAACTGGACAAGACGCTGACCTGGCTCCAGAACCGTGCCAGGCGTCACGCGCCCGCGCTCACGGAGCCGGAACCCGTGTCCGAGGTCAGCGGGCCTGACACTGCCTCACCGCTCGGGGAGCCGTGGACCGAACCCGACGTGCTCAACGCCCTGGCGGCGGCGACAGAGAAGGACATCGACGGGATCGCCGCTGAGATCGGCCTGAGCGTTGATGCGTTCGTTTTGACCGAGGACCTGGCGCGGCAACTGCGCGCCTGCGTGACGCTGGCCCGGCGCGTGTTCACGGCCACATCAGCGGGAAGCATGGCCCAGGTCGAGATCGACGCGGGGGAGATGCGGACGAACCTCGACCTCACGGTCGACCAGTATGACGCGGTTGTGGCGCTGACGCGGCGCGTGCGGGCCATGCGTGACTGGGCGGGCACGAACGGGACCACTAGCCGGCAGCCGGCGGTCGCAGGGGCGACGGCGGGAGCAGGTGCGCGATGAAGTGCCTGAGCCTGACCGCCCCCTGGGGTATCTTCGTCGCTGATCGGGTGAAGCGCTACGAGACCCGCTCGTGGAAAACCTCTTATCGTGGCCTGATCGCCATTCATTCGTCCAAGACGTTTCCGGGCTGGGCCAAGGATCTCTGTCTCGACGACCCCTACTTTGTCGAAGCCCTGGCGCCGCACGGCATCCAAACGCGGCGAGATCTCGCCGAGAAGCTGCCGCTGGGGGCGATCATCGCCGTGGTCACGCTCGTAGACATCGTGCGCACGGAGGACGTGCGGGAGCGCCTGAGCGCACGGGAACGCGCGTTCGGGGACTATGGCGACCATCGCTTTGCCTGGCTTCTCAACAATGCGCGCTGGCTCCCGGAGCCGATCCCCTACAAGGGCGCGCTCGGACTATTTGACGCATCCGATGCGCAGGAGGCAGCGTCATGACGACACCATCACGCACCCAAACCCACACCTGCCCCGCGCCCGGCTGCACAGCGCCCCTGCCCTTTCACATTCTGTTTTGCCGGTCACATTGGTGGTTAGTGCCCCGTCCGCTCCGTTTGCAGGTGTCGCGGGCCTGGCGGGCCTGGCTCACCAGCCAGCCGGGTGAGAGCCACACACGCTACCGGGAGTACCTGGCGGTCCGTCAGCAGGCCATCGACGCCCTCTCGATCGACGTGGGGGTGACCATATGAGCACTGTGAAACGCCCGCTCTACCTGCACTCCGACCACCGCCCCATCCCGTTCCCCGCGGGCACGAGCCGCCCCGTACGCCGCCACTCGTCGCCCTACCGGCGTCGGTCCCGGTTACGGCGTCGCAGCCGCACGCGGGTCATCGTCAACATTGTGCTGGCGCTGATCATCGTGGCCCTATGCGTCGCCGTCTATAGCGCGCTCTTATGGCTGCTTGGAGGCGTCGCCGTGGGATGGCTGGCAAGAGTGGAGGCGTCTGTCCATGTCCACTGACCAACACACGGCGACGTACCGGGAACGGTTGGACCAGACGTGCGACGACTTCGGGGAGGCGCTTGCGTACGTCATCGACGCGCGTGCGCTAGCGACCACGACTGAGTGGACGCTGGCCGCGCGCATTGTGGCGCGCTGGACTGAACTCCAGGTGAGCGCGCTGGACGGCGCGGGAACAAGCGAGATCCGCACGCAGTGTCGCGCGGAAGCGGCGCGGCTGATGGAGGCCATTCAACAGCGGCAGGGGATGCCGCCCTTAACGACGAATGACTGAATAGACGAGGGGCCGGACACACGTAACACATGCGTCCGGCCCCGAGAAAGGAAAACATCACATCATGATTATACATGATGCGCAGGGCGACACGCCCCAAAATGTGCCTCATCACACAGAAAATACGCGATTTGTACGTGATGATACGTTTCTCCCTCCACCGTTGCTCGCCGCGATCGCTCAGGTGTCGCTCACGCCCAACGCGCTCACGACGCGCAAGCTGCCTTATTTTCTCCAGGATATCGACCGTGAGGCAGCCAGCGCGTACGCCGTGCTGGCGCGCGACGCCGGCGTGATATGGGCGCGCGCGATCCCGACCGACCCGGCTATCGTCGTGTGTCCGTTGCCGCTGCCCGACTGGACAACACCGCGCCTGAAGGGTGAGCTCCAACGTGGCCTACGTGACCTGCTCGTGCAGGGACTGGCCTGGAGTCTCCAGCCGCATGCGTTAGACGGTCTCGTGCCTCCGCTGAGGCCGCCCTACGCGTTGTATTGGTCCCACGTTATCCCGACGGCCGAGATCCTGGCGGCGCTCCAGGCGCAGTCGCGGGAAGAAGGGGCGGGGCTGCGCTGATGACACCTGTAATCGACCAGGCGCTAGCGCTGTCCGCCGCCGGGATTAGCAGCGTGCCCGTGGCGCTCGACGGGACCAAGCGGCCCCTCGTGTCGTGGACCGCGTACCAGACACACATCCCCGCGCCCGAGGACATTACGCGGCTCTATCGCGGCCGGTGCGGACTGGCCGTGGTCGGTGGCGCCGTGAGCGGCAACCTGGAGATCCTCGACTTTGACGAGCCCGCGCTGATTCGACCGTGGCGCGCAGCCGTCGACGCGGCCGCGCCGGGCCTGGTGGATCGCCTCGTCGTCGTGGTCACGCCATCAGGCGGCGCGCACTACTACTATCGCCATGACGACGCGCCGGAGGGCAATCAACGCCTGGCGCTGGAGCTGCGCCCCGACGCCGCAGGCCGAGATCGGCCGCACACGCTCATCGAGACGCGAGGGGAAGGCGGTTGCGCGATCTCCCCGCCCTCCCCGCCGGCGGTCCATCCGAACGGACGCCCGTACACCCTCCTGCGCGGCCTGTTAGAACGACCCGCCCGGATTGACGTGGCCGAACGGACGATCCTGCTGGACGCGGCGCGGGCGTTGACGCGTTATACGCCACCGACGCCCACGCCGTCCATCCCGCCAAACGGGGATGCGGCCTCCGCTGAGGCGGGGGGCCGGCCCGGCGACGCCTTCAACGCCCGCGCCGACTGGGCGGCGATCCTGGAGCCGCACGGCTGGACCCTGACCCATATAGCGGGCGAGGAGGTGTACTGGCGGCGACCGGGCAAACGCCACGATGGGCATGCCGGCGGGCATAGCGCGACGACGGGCTACGACGGACGGGGGCTGCTGATTGTCTTTAGCTCCAACGCCTGGCCGTTCGAGCCCGGCCGCGGCTACACGCCGTTCACGGCCTACGCGCTGCTGGAGCATAACGGCGACTTCCACGCGGCCGCCCAGGCGCTCGCGGCTCAGGGCTACGGTGATAGTCCGCGTGGCGATGACCGATTAGGGGGAGATCTCCCGGCGCCGCGCTATGTCGGAGCCTGGCGCCGGCGCATCGCGGCCGTGTCAATGGAGATAGGAGCGTCGGCATGAGCGACGATGCACGCGCGTACGATGGCGCGCGTCACAATATCGTGGGATTTCCCGCCGACGCGACGGGGGGCGGCTGGCCCGTCATGGCGCCGGAGGCCTACCGCGGCCTGGCTGGTGAGGTCGTCGCGCGCATCCTGCCCGAGACCGAGGCCGACGCGGTGAACCTGCTGACCAGCTTCCTGGTCGCGTTCGGCTCGGCGGCCGGCGCGGTCCCGCACGCGCTCGCCGATGGCCACCGGCACACCCTCAATCTCTACGTCGCGCATGTAGGACCGTCGGGATCGGGGCGCAAGGGCTCCGGCTGGCGGCAGATTCGGCGGCTGATGGAACGCGTCGACGAGTTGTGGACACGCGAATGTCTGGGTAATGGTCTCTCCAGCGGCGAGGGTCTCATTGAGGCGATCCAGTTACGCCAACAGGCCGAGACCAGCACGACCGGCGATGGACGCCTCTGCACGGTCGAGGAGGAGTTCGGCATGACACTCTCGAACATGGCGCGTGAACACAATAGCCTCTCGGGTATCTTGCGCCAACTGTGGGATGGACCGAACGCGTCCACCATGACGCGCAAGCCGCTGAAAGTGTCCAACGCGTACCTCTCGGTTATCGGTCACGTCACCGAGAGTGAGCTCGAGGAGCGGCTCACCGGCACTGACGCCACCAACGGCTTCGCGAATCGTTTCCTGTGGATGTGTGTCCGCCGCTCGAAACTGCTGGAAGAGGGCGGCGACCCAATTGACTACGGGACGCTTATTCGCCGTATCCACACCGCGCTCCAGTTCGCCCGGTCTCAGACACATCCGTTCGTGCGCACGGCCGACGCTCGTGCCCGGTGGAAGGAGATGTACCGTGAGCTGACGGCGCGCCAACCCGGCATTATCGGCGTCATCACTGGCCGGGGAGAGGCGCAAACACTACGCCTCTCGGTACTTTACGCCGCACTCGATCAATCGCCTGTCGTCGAAATCGAGCATCTCGAAGCGGCGTACGCCGTGTGGCGCTACTGCGAGGATTCGGCGCGCTACATCTTCGTCGACGCGCTCGGTGATCCGATTGCCGATGTGATCCTCCAGGCGCTCACCGACGCCGCGCCCGAGGGCGTTGGTCAAACGGACATCTCCAGCCTGTTCAGCCGCAACACGAAAAGCTCCCGGCTCCGGCGCGCCCTCCGCGATCTGCACGCCGCGGGCCTCGTGACACGCGCCGTCAAGCCGACCCGCACACGCCCGCGCACGGTCTGGTACGCCGCACCGTTACTGCCGGGAGAGGAGGACCAATGACCAGATCAACGGAGAGATATTTCGTAATAAATGTAGGCTTTTTGAGAGTGCGTATGGACAGCTCCTGATCGCGGCCACGCCGTCACACGCCAGTTTTATAGCCACCCCCACGCGCGCTTCCTCTCTATAGAGAAAGTGAGGGGAGAGTGCATTGTAAAACAGGCTTTACCAGGAAGGACGACGGAAAAACAAAAAACATTACGAATTATACGAATTATCTCGTGGTGTTTTGCGGGACTAACGACCGACAAGGAGACATAACATCATGGCACAGTTCATTCGACGCGCGGATCTGTTCATCAATCTCGATACCGTCGATAGCGTGCAGGTCTACCGCAAACCAGACGGAACGATGATGGATCTGCACATCTTTTTCAACACCTTCGGCCACGGCAACATGCATCCCGAAAACGTCGAGGATGACGAAGCGCCAACACAGGTGTTCATGGCGCTTAAAGGGGACGACGCCCTGGCTGTCCTGGCGCACCTAACCGCGATCGCAACCGACATCACGCCGCGCGTGGCCGAGGGAGGAACGAAGTAATGGCAACCGTTAAAACCACGTCAACCACGTTCACCCGCGAATACAGCCTCGACGACGGCGACGATAAGGCCGCGATCAAGCTGCGGCTGTCGGTGCCGTTCGACCTGGCGCCGGAGCGGGCCAAGGACATCCTCGACGATATGGTGCAGGCGCTGGAGATCGAGCGCGACGCGTACCTGGAGAAGCGGGGCATCGGGCGGCAGACCAGCTTCATCCCGCGTGGGCCACGCACGGAGATGGCGCGGACAAGCGAGGCGCTGATGTACGCCGGCGCCTCAGCGGAGGCCGCGGACGATGATGGAGGGCGTGACTGATGAGAGATATAGGCAGTGCCAGGAGGAGAACAGACGGCATGCCGTCACAGGGCACAACCCGCAAGACAGGACGGAGTTCCTACACACCGTACAAGGACATGCACATGCCGCCCATTGGACAAAAGGTGTTGGCCGCGAGTTGCAATGCGCTGCGCGTGAAGCTGACGGCCTATCGTCGGCTCGTCGTCTTCGACCTAACGGCTGGCTTTGGGGTCGCGGACGATGGCCGGTTGAGCGTCGTCGTCCCGCTCCTCGACTGGGCGGCCGCGAACGATGGCCGGTTGAGCGTCGTCGTCCCGCTCCTCGACTGGGCGGCCGCGAACGACGTCCCGGTCGATGCCGTCCTCTGCGAAGCGGAAGCCAAGCAGTACAGCACGCTCGCGCGTGTCATGGCCGATCGCTATGGGGCCGCGCCCACCCTGGACGTGACGACACACCACGGCGATTGTCGCGCGCTCGTGCCGGCCCTTATCGCCGACATCAAGCGGCGCGGCCGTGGGATGCCGCCGGATGGGTTCTACGGCCTGATTCTCGTCGATCCCTGCGGGCTCGTCCCATGGGATGCCGTGCGAACGATCGTCCGTGCCTTCCCACGCCTCGACGTGGTGCTGAATGTAGGGGCGGCCACCATCAAATGGCATAGGCGCTCGCTCGGCCTGCGCACGCTGGACCAGGAGATCGCGTCCCTGGGCAAACGCGTGGGGTTGATCACGAAGCCGCGCGAGGACTTCCAGTGGGTCATCCTCCTGCTCTCCAATTTCCCCTACGGGCGGTCGGTCACGCACGGGCTCGAACCGATAGACACAGCGCCGGGGCGCGCGTGGTGGGAGCGGGCGAAAAACACGCGGGCCGAGATTAAGGCGACCTATCAGCCGACCTTGTGGCCGGAGCTTCAGAGCAAAGGGGACGAATAATGGAGACACGCGTACTCACGAGCCTACGGCTACACCCGATGAATACCAGTATCTACGGGGATAGCGCCGACGCCGATCTGGTGCAGAGCGTGATGCAGAAAGGCATTCTCAATCCGCTCTTGATTGCGTCGGACGGGACCATCATCAGTGGACATCGTCGCTTTGACGCGGCGACGAAGGCCGGCCTGAGCGAGGCGCCCGTCGTCCTGTTCGGATCGGATGACCCGCTTGACATCATAGAGGCGCTGATCGAAAGCAACAGGCAGCGCGACAAGTCGAATGAGCAATTTGCGCGCGAGTCGGAGGCGTTGTTCGACGTGGAGAGCCAGCGGGCGAAGCGGCGGCAGGAGGAAGCGGCGCAACGCGCCAATGATGAGCGTGCACGTCAGGCCGCATTAGTCACGACGCCCCGACCTGCTGACGAGCATGTGCCGGCGTCGGGGGCGGTGGTGGCAACGTTGCCACCACCGCCCCAAGGCAAGGCCCGCGACAAAGTGGGCGCGCAGCTTGGCGTCAGCGGGCACAAAGCTGAGCGCGCGGCGAGGGTCGTCAAGGCCATCGACACGCTGGAGCAGGACGGCAAACACCGGGAGGCGACGCAACTGCGCGCCACACTCAACAGCAAGAGCGTGCAGCGCGCGTATAGCGAGGCCCAAGAGCGGGGCTATCTTCCGAAGGCGGACACAGCCCCGCCGAACTATGGTCGCGTCATCACGCTGGACGGCTGGGAGAAACTGAACGCGGACGAGCAGCAGACAACCCTACAAGCGCGCGACCCGAAGTTCAAGTTCAACAGTCAGGCGACGGACAACATTGAGTGGGCTTACCATTCGTGGAATCCGGTCACGGGCTGCAAACACGATTGTTCCTATTGTTACGCGCGTGACATCGCGGTGCGTCGGTATCCTCACGGGTTCGCCCCCGCTCTTTTGCCCGGTCGATTGTCCGGCCCCGCGAATACAACTGTTCCCTCGGAAGCGGCACAAAACGTTGGCTACAAGAACGTCTTTACGTGTTCCATGGCCGACTTGTTCGGTAAATGGGTGCCGCGTGAGTGGATACAGGCGGTCCTTGATGAAGTCACGGCCAATCCTCAGTGGAACTTTCTTTTCCTGACCAAGTTTCCGCTCCGGTATGCGGAGTTTGAGTTCCCCGGCAATGCATGGATTGGTACCAGCGTCGATGCACAGGCGCGTATCCCGAATGCCGAAAAGGCATTCGCGCGCGTGCAAGGTGGCGTCAAGTGGTTATCGTGCGAGCCGATGTTAGAGCGGCTGACATTTACCAGGCTTGATCTGTTCGATTGGGTCGTCATCGGTGGTGCGAGTAGTTCAACACAGACACCTGAGTTCCGACCCCCGCGCGCATGGGTTGACCACCTTGAGGCTCAAGCCATCGACGCACAGTGCAAGGTCTACGAGAAAACCAACCTGCTGGAGCGCAAACGCGAATACCCCGGCCAGAAGCCGCCACAGGCGGTGGTCGTGCCTGACGCCTTTAAGATGGGTTATCTCCAGAGAGATGTGGCCTCGGCCGTTGTGCGTGAGGGGGTGGCGTCATGAGCCGTGCGTATCGCTGTGACGGCCCCTGCCAGCAGACCATCGCCCGCGACCGGGACGTGACCATCCTGAAGGCGCACAAGCTGGGCAGTGATGATCAATCGCCGTGGCTGGGGACCAAGATTCGGGGCAGGACGTATGTCCACCTGTGCGCGGAGTGCCTGGAGAAGGTGGCGGCCGTCGCGGTCTACGAGGGCGCGGCCCAGGAGCCGGGAGAGGAGGCCACCCATGGCGCCGCGTGAGCCGTTGACCCTGACCGAGCTACAGATCACCGCCGACGTGGCCCGCGCCGATCAGTGGGAGAGCGTCGTGCGGGAGCCGATGCCGCCGGCGCGCTGGATGAGCGCGGAGCCCGGCCAGGAGGAGGGTGATCCGTCCGCGCTCTCGCTCGAAGCACTGCTCTATCCGCACATCGGGCCGACGCAGCTCTACGCTGGCTATGACCGGGCGCTGCTCGAACGCAAGCTGGGCGATCTACTGGTGTATGTGGCGCAGTGGGCCAGCTACCACGACGTCGCGCTCGACGCGGCGGTGTGGGCCGCGCTCGTGCGCCTGGATGGCGATGAGCCGCAGCCGGGAGAGGCGGTGGCGCCATGACACCCCACACATCCTACGTATCCGTGACTGATCTTTTTTGTGGCGCCGGTGGATCGTCGTTAGGCGCGACCGCCGCCGGTGGCGAGGTCCTCCTTGCCATGAACCACTGGCAACTCGCCATCGACACCCACAACTCCAACTTTCCCCACACGCGCCACGAGTGCGCCGACGCCTCGGCCGTCAACCCACGCCGCTTTCCCACGACAGACGTCCTGATCGCGTCCCCCGAATGCACCGCGCACACCCTGGCCAAAGGCAAGAAGCGCAAAGGCATCGGACAGATGGACCTATGGGGGAGCAACGGCCTCGATCCGTCCGAGGAGCGCAGCCGCGTCACGATGTGGGATGTGCCGCGCTTTGCCGAATATCACCGCTACAACCTGATCATCGTTGAGAATGTCGTCGACGCCGCGCTCTACTGGGCCCCCTTCGAGGACTGGCTCCGTGTGATGCGCACCCTGGGCTATGAGCACGAACTTGTCTTCTTCAACAGCATGTTCGCCTGGCCCACGCCGCAGTCACGCGATCGTCTGTATGTGGTGTTCTGGCGTGCGGGCAACACACGCCCCAACCTCGTGTTCACGCCGCCGGCCTGGTGTCAGGCGTGCGACCGCGACATCGAGAGTGTGCAGAGTTGGCGCCACCCGTCGAAGCGACGCGGCAAGTATGGCGCGCGGGCGCAGTACGTCTATCGCTGCCCCCTGTGCGCCGGTGTGGTGCAGCCGTATTACTACTGCGCCGCCAACGCGATCGACTGGTCGATGCAGGGGAAACGCATCGGCGATCGCAAACGCCCGTTGAAGGACAAGACGATGGAGCGCATCCGCTACGGCTTGGAAAAGTTTGGCCGGGCGCCGCTCACGGCGCGCTACGACGGCGGCAAGATCCGCTCGTTAGGCGACCCCATGCCGACACAGACCACACGGCAGGTCGAGGCCCTCGTCGTGCCGCCGTTCCTCATGGCCGACTATACGCCACGCGGTAAGCCGTGGATGCGCGAGACGACGGGGCCGTTCGGGTCGATCACGACGGCCGATCACCACGAACTCGTCACGCCGCCCGCGCCGTTCCTGGCTAGCGTCAACTACTTCAGCGACCGTCCACGCGGGATTGATGAGCCGCTAGCGACGCAGACGACCAAACAACCCTATGCGCTGGTCGTGCCGGCCGGGGGCTCGTGGAATGAGGAGGCGACGGGGACGGATGGCCCTCTGCCGACGCAGACGACGAGGGAGGCCTACGGAGTCGCTGTACCGCCCGCCTTCCTGCTCGGCATGACGACGATGCCGCCGAACTTCATGCGCGACGTCCTGGGGCCGTGGGGTGTGCAGACAGGGACACGCCAGTACGGCCTGGTGCGCGCGCCGTTCGTGGTCAACATGGACATCCACGGTGGCCCCAAGAGCATCGACGAGGCGTTACAGACCGTCGTCGCCGGCGGCAACCACATCGGCCTGGTCGATCAGCCGGCCCCGCTGGGACACATGCTCGTGCCCTACAACCGTACCGGGCAGGCCCAGCGTGTGGAGGAACCGACGCGGACGGTCACAACACACGACCGGGAGGCGCTTGTGTCCGTGACGCCTGCGGTGGAAGATTGCACGTTCAGGATGCTCCAGCCGCACGAGATCGCCGCGGCGATGGCGTTCCCCGCGACGTACAACGTACTCGGCAACCAACGCGAGAAGGTCAAGCAATTTGGTAATGCGGTCACTCCACCAGTTATGCAAATGCTGATGGAACGCTGCATCGCCACGCTAGGAGGGACGCGATGACGACTGAAACAGCGCTACTGCCTTTAACGCCCGTGCCTCAGCCAGCGGCGATCACGCGCGCCGCCCTCGACGCGCTGATCGCCGCCGGGGGCCACGAGCTGCGCCTGGTGCGCACGATCATCGACGTGCAGCGTGATTTCCGGGGCAGCGGGGGTCACCTGCCCTCCTACGCCACGTTCCGGGCGTGCGCGACGTGTGGGGCCTCGACGGATGAGGACGCGGAGGGGATGGACGTTGATGGGCGGCTGCTCACGGCGTGCGTGGAGCCGACGTGGATCTCGTACAACTGGGCCGACGACAGTGGGACAGAGGGGGACACATGATCACCGTGAGCCGCACGAACCCGCCGCCGTGGATCGTCCATGTTGGCGAGAACGCCACCGAACAGACCTGGCCGTTCGTCACCCAGGCCGACGCCGAAGCGGCCTACCGCCTGGCCGTCGCCTCCGGCCAGTTCACGCACGCGCTACGGACGGGCGACACGTTGACGCTGGTGAGCCTGTGGCGGCGGGAGGACACGCCCACGATCAGCGGGGAGCCGCACGTCCACTATGTCGGCGTGGACGTGCCAGAGACAGCAGCGCGAGAGGAGCAGGGTGATGCCACGTTACACGCGGGATGACGCTGTTGAGGCGGCTGTGGACGCCGCCGCCCGGCGCATCGACAGGATCGAGTGGGTCAAGATCGAGGCTGACGCCTATGAGCGCCTGAACGATCAGCTTGAACGGAACCTCGCGCTCCAGGCGGTGATGCGCACGCCGACGGTAAGCAGGTCGCGACTGCGACTGGTGGCGACGGATGATGGCGCGGCCTAACTGTGGATATGTGGATAAATGGCGTGATATGGGGATAACTCGGAGGAGAGGGCAATGCAGGTAAGCACGGTGCACTACGAGCGCAAGATGTCCGACGGCAACTATGGCAACAGGTCGATGAGCGCGAGCGCGCAGGTTGACGAGGGTGACTCGCCGAGCGAGATCCTGATGCTGCTGCGTGATCTCGTCGTCGAGCGCCTGGCCGAGGATGAGGAGCGCGAACGCGTCGAGGCCGCGCAACGCGACGCCGAGCGCCTGGCGCTGTACGATGCGGAGCGGGCGGAGCGTCTTGCACGGCGGCACACGGAGGTCAGCGGTATCGTGGATGTGGATGATGAGAGTGACGAGGAGGGGGTATTCTAATGAGCAAAGACACAACGGTGATGATGGACACTGAGCAGATCGCGCGGACGTGCCACGAGGTCAACCGGGCGCTGTGCCTGGCCTATGGCGACACGTCGCAGGTGGCCTGGGAGGACGCGCCGGCCGCCATCAAGGGATCGGCCATTGACGGGGTGCGCTTCGCCCTGGATCATCCTGAGGCCACACCGGAAGACGCGCATCTGAACTGGTGCGCCTTCAAGGTGGCTGATGATTGGGTCTATGGTCCGGTGAAGGATGCCGACAAGAAGGCACATCCATGTCTCGTGCCGTACGCGGAGCTGCCCGTGGAGCAGCGCGCCAAGGATTATGTGTTCCAGGCTATCGTGCGCACGCTCGCCTCGGACGCGGAGAAACAGTAATGGCCTGGCGCTTTCTCCGGCTCAAACGCCCCCCTGTGCCGCCAGCGGCCAGCGTGACGCCACAGCCCCCACCGTCGAAGCTCATGCCGCTGCCGGTCCCTGTGCGACGCGGGGGTCTTGCCGTCGACGTGCACGATGTGACGACGCATGGCCGCTTTCCGTGCGCCCGGCGGGATGAGCGGCGGATGCTGACTGAGGTTATGCTATGGACAGAAGATGGACCACGACGACATGAGGCATGAGAAACGACGGTCACGATGAGTCGCGCTGAGATCCTGGAACAACTGCCCAGCCGCCCGAGTGAGCACGCGAAGGCCGCGGCCCTGCGCGCGTTGTGGCAACCGAGCGCGCGCGATCTGGAGATTGTGCGCCGGCACGACGACGAGGGGCAGACGTTCGCCGCGATCGCGCGGCTGGTGGGGGTCTCGGCGCAGCGGGTGCGCTATCTCTATCACAGGTATTGGATCAGGCTGAAGGAGCGAGAGGAAGACTGACCGGTAAGGGCGCGGGCGGCTAGAAGCTCACAGCCTGTCTGGTAGCCCGCCATGCAGGCTGGCCTGCCGCCCGGCTCACGTCTAGCATACACCAGGAGATAGAGAGGGCCTGGCGCCAATAGCGGCGCCGGCCCTCTCTTTGTATGGGTGGTGTGCGGGGTAGTGCGGATTAGGCGGGGGTGTCGTCGGCCGTGGGAGTTGGGCGTTGTCCTGTGGCTCGGCTAGCGAGGTACGCGTCGAGCCATACCTGCGTCGTCAGGCGCACCATGCGCGGCCCGACCATCGTCGTCACCGTCTTGAGACGGCCGGATTGCACCGCTGCTGCGATGGTTTTGTTGTTCCTCATGCCCGCGCGCCTCATGGCTTCGGTCAGGGTGAAGTATTCCTCGTCATCAGGCATAAGTCGCCGCCATCCCCCGTATCATCATTTACCGCATGTCCTCTTTGCTGTGTGCCGTGCCCGCGATGTCCGCCTGAGTGGAGCGATGCGTTAGATAGTCCATGATGACCTCGCGCGCCACGATCGAGGCGGGGATACCGCGCTCGTCGGCGATGCGTTCCAGTAGTTCCTTGTCGCGCGGTCGTAGCCGCACGGGCACGCGTTCTGAATACAACTCACCCTCCTTCTTGCGCGGTCGCGCCACATGGCCCCCTTCACGGTCATTATGGGGACACTATAACACCCCCAGAATACCCGTTAGTTTTAGGTGCCTAATAAACGCCTAAAAGTGTTACTATAACCATATCAGCCCGTGACACCACTGCAACGAAAGGAAGACCATCATGTACCTGTCCACCATCATCATTGGCCTGGCGCAAGCTAGCTGCGTCAACGGCGACCCGTTCTGCGCCAAGATGTCCACCTACGCCGGGTGGGTTCCCGGCTGGCTTCAGTACGTTGCCATCATCGGTATTGGCCTGGCGGTCGTGATGGGTGTCATCGGCCATCGGCGGGGGTGGGAGCATCTTCGAGAAGTGATTACCGCTGTTGTCGTGGCCTCGGTGATCATCGGCGCGGCCGGGACCTTCTTTTAGGCGAAAGGCGGTATATCGTGGCGCACGCGTCAAAGACTCTCATGTTTGCCGACGACAGTAACCGCTACCTCTTTGGCTTGACCATCGGCCAAACCGTGGCCGTCGTCGGCGTCTATTTGCTCATCCATAACCGTTTCCCGTCGCTGTTGCATGGCCTCGGCGCGCTCATCGCTGGTGTCCTGCTGTGGGGCCTCTTTCGGCTGTCGCAGGGTGTGCGCCGTGAGCCCTACACCGCGCAATTGGGCGGCTACCTGCTGCGCCGCTTGCTGGGACCAGCCAAGACAAAGGCGCGGCCGCACGTCATTTTGGAGGTGGACGGCTACACGCGCGACGCCCTGACCGAGGAAGAGCAGGATATCCGGCTGATCGAGCGGTTGCAGCGCATCGTGGCGGCGGCCTGCCCCACCGGCGCGGTGCAGATCATCGTCACCAACCGCACGCACGACGCGGGCGCGCTGGTCGCCCAGGAGCGCGCCGCGCAGCGCCCGATCGGCCGCGCTATGGGCGAGCTCGCCGACCGCAAGATCGCACGCCTGGCCACGCGCGGCCTCCGGGAAACCGATCTGCGCTACTACCTCGTGCTCTACGAGCCCACCGGCTGGGAACGCTCGCTCTTTAGCCGCATCCCCCTGCTCGGCTTCCGCGACGACGACGTGACGCTGCTCGACGATCTCGTGTCGGAGACCCGCAAACAACTGGCAGCGATGGGCCTGGCCGCGCGCCGCGTTAGTAGCGTCGAGGGAGCCCTGGCGCCCGACCCGAAGGGGGAAACGGCCACAACGGTCCGGCTCACGGATGGCCGCTATGCCGCGTCGTTCGCCATGCTGTTGCCGCCGGCCGAGACCGATCCGGGCTGGCTGGATGCGTTGATCGGCCAGCCCGGTCCCTACGCGCTCACGTTATGGGCGCATGGCACGGACCCCAACCGCGAGCGGCTTAGATTGGCCGGCCGCAACCGGCAGACGGGCTTGCAGTTGGTGCAGGCGGCATCAGGGTTAGGCAATGGGATGGGTGAGAAGTCGGCGCAGTTCTCGGAAGCCGAGCGCGCCATGATGCGCCTGCGGCAGCCAGGGCAAGGGCTCCTAAAGACGGGACTCTATCTCTCGTTTGTGGGCGACACGCCAGGGGACGCGCGGCGGAAGGCGCGGCGGGCCATGCTGGTGATGAAGGGGCCGGCCGCGGCGACGCCCGCGACGGGGCTGGGCCATCAATGGCCGCTGGCGGCCTCGACCCAGCCCGGGCGCGATTGGGCGCGCTCCGTGTGGCGCCTGGACGCCGAGACCATTGCCAACACCTACCCCTTCAACCGGGCCAACCCCTCGACGCGGGCCGGTCTGCTGATCGGCGAGACCGAGCGCGGCGAGCTCGTCAGGCTTGATCCGACCGATGAGAGCCTGCGTAACAGCCTCGTGTCGATCTTCGGCTTGAGCGGCATGGGTAAGACGGTCCTCATGCTCAAGATGATCAAGGAGTGGCTCTTGCGCGGCGGGCGCGTGACCGTCCTGGACCGCACGGGGCACTACGCGGGCCTGGGCGCGCTGTGCGGAGCGGCGATCGTGACCACGGCCGACGCGTTGCGCGCCACGCCGCTCACGACGCAGATGGTGGTGGTCGACTTGCGCGGCAACAGCTTCGACGCTGACTTCCGCGCGGCCGTTGATGGGCGGGTGCAGACGGTCGTGGGCGACATGCAGCACATGTTCGTGCTCGAGGAAGCCTGGCAGCTTGAATACCTCGACGCGTCATTCTGGGTGATGGACCTGGCCAAGCGCGGCCGCCACTGGGCGGGTTTTGTGCTCTGGGTCACACACGATCCCGAGGAGTTGATCGCGCACAAGCAGATGACACAGATGTTCAGCCAGTCGGCCATCAAGATTGTCTTTGCGCTGGTCGACACGCAGGGCGTCGCCAGCCGCCTGGGCAGCGCGATGGGCCTGACGCCCAAGGAGATCGCGCTGGTCAAGGCGCTACGCCGCGGCCAGTGCTATGTGATGCGGCACAACATGCTCGAAGGGAGCGTGGTGCGCGGCGCCGTGGATATCGTGATCGACGCCGATGAGCAGTGGCTCTTCCAGAACGACAAGCGGACCTGGCAGTACAAGACGCGCCAGCGCGCCATCGAGGAGCAAGGGGGGGATCTGTGGGCGGCGGTGAAGAGCCTGTCGGATAGCACGCCACCGGAACGCGACGAGGCGGCGGTATGATCGCTCTGGTCAAAGCCCTTGTGCTCCTAACGGTCGTGCTCGCGGCCGCGCCAAAGCCCACGGACACGCCGACGGCGACGCCGGCCCCTACACAGACGCCTGTCGTGATTGTGGAAACGGCCGTCCCGTTGCCGACCGCGACCACGGCGCCTAGCCCCACGTCGCTGCCCACGGGTGTCTACACGGGTACCGTGCCCGGCGATACGGGCGGCTCATCGTCGGGTGGGCCGGGCGTCTGCCTCGGGCCGCTGGGCTGCCTGCACGCGTTCGACGTCCTCGCCGTCGCCGTCGGTGGCCTGGTCGGCTGGATCACGGGTGGCATCGACGCCGTGGTGCACGCCATCTCCGGCGTCTTCACCGCCGTCGTGCGCATCGATCAGTGGACGGAGCTCGCCGGCTTCCTCGGCTTCCTCCAGACGGCGGCGCTGGGCATGGCCGGCAGCTTCCTGGTATTTGGCATCGTGCTGCAGCTGCGCGGGACGGTGTGGGGCAACGACGCCGGGGCCGCGCTCGTCGGCGCGGCGATGATGGGACGCGCCATCGAGGCCGCGATCCTGATCCCGGCGACCGTGTGGATCATCGGCCAGATCCTGGACCTGGCCCAGGCCGTTAGCGACCTGCTGACGAACCACGCGGGTCACGCCGGCGCCGATCAACTCGTGGCGCTGGGCGCCGCGCTGCTCAACCTGACCAACCCGCTGGACCTACTCGCCGCCGTCGTGGGGATTGTGGTGCTGTTGCTGGTGCTGCTGATCAAGCTGATGTCCGTCGCCATCCTCGCCTGGCTCGCCTGCGTGGGGGTGCTGGCGGTGGCGACGTGGCCGATGGGCTCACGCATCGTGGGGCGCTGGTTCTGGAACTTCACCGCCGTCGCGTTGTGGGGCGCGGGCTGGGCGCTCTGGCTCAAGATCGTGGAGGCCGTGCTCACCGATTTGTCATTGTCGCCGGATCAGACGGTAGCGACGCTCCTCAAGCCGTTCATCGTCGTGGCGCTCTTAATTTTCGGCTACGGCGTGCCGCGGGCGGTCGATGAATTACTCGGCTCACATATGGCGGGGCATGGGTCGGGGATCGCGGGCTTCGCGGTTGGTGTGGGAACGGCGGTGGCGACAAGTGGGGCTGGAGGGCTTGCGAGGACCATCAAGGGTAAGCTTTTTTAACGAGAAAGGGATCTACTGATGTGGCGCACGTTGTTGCGAGTCATCCCACTAGGTGAACAGGCATGGGCTATCGTATCGTGGTGGTGCTGTCTGCCTGATGTGCGCCGGCGTCTGTCGTTGGAAGGAACGCTTCCGCTCGGCCTGGCGACACAAGCGCTGGCTACACTAGTCGGGTTCTATGTAACCCTCATGGTCCTGCATATCCCGTCGTTAGGTGTTACCCTAGTAGCAACGACCGTGGGCGTCGCGGGCGGGGTGACTGTGCTGGGGGTGAATGGCTATGGACCTCTTCGACTACTTCGTGCGCGAGTACAACCTCAACGACTCCAAGAAGGAGATCCCGCGTTACGAGAACGACTTGCGACAGGCTGGGCAGGAGGGCTGGGAGTTAGTCAACGTTGTGCCGTTGCAGGCGAGCAACATGCAGAGCGGAGTCACGACCAAGCTCCTGGCGACGTTCAAGCGCAAACGCCCAGCGTACCAGCAACAGAAGGTCTCCTAACCTCCACAGGCGCCGCGTCCCCTGACAGGCTAAAGGGCGGTGAGTGACGTGGTGCAACGCCCGCTTTCCCCTGAGATAGCGCCTGCACCACGCCGGTGCAACGCCCCTGACGCCTGCACCAGGCGTGCACCACGCCCATCTCAGGCGTCGTGTGTGGTGGTGCAGATCCCCGCACCCTGGTTTAGCCTGCCTCTCTGGCAGCGTCGGTGGGCGGTGCGCCCATGAGCCAGACCGCCGACAAGAAGCGCGCCAACCTGTGGCTCTCGCCCGAGGTCCATCAACTCATTGTTGACCATGCCGAGGAGTGGGAAGTCAATCAGGGTGAGGCCGTCGACCGGCTCGTCAAGATGGCCGTCGGCACCCAGGCCGCCGAGCGCCAGGCCGAGGCGGGACTGGGTGCGCTCGAGGAGATGACCCGGCGTGTCCTGGGCGACTACACCGCGACGATGACGCGCCAACTCAAAGAGTTACTCGAGGGGCCGCACATCGAGGCCTCGACGGCGCGCATGCTCTTGTTCGCGCTCATCGCGCACCTCAAGGGCCTGCCCATGGCGATGACGAACGAAGACGCGGCCGTGCGCGTGGCCCGCCAGGCGCGCGCTGATGGACGGTTCCCCCAAATGCCGCGCCCCGGAAAGACCGGCGATGAATGAGTTACGACCGGCCTCTCACGCTGATCGACACGCGCTACCAGGCCAACAATATCCGCGCGCCTTCGCGCCTCATGCAGCAGTGTCGCTACATCAGCCGCGCCGGCGACGCCCCGCTGTTCGGTCGGCTGCTGGCGCCGGTGTCCCCGGCCGAGGCGCGGGCGCTGATCGCCGCTCATGGCCTGGTGCCGGCGTGGACCGGGCCGGTGGCCTATCACCGCGTGATCCTCAGTCTGCGCGCCGATCGGGGATTAGACGACACGGCAACGGCACGCGCATTAGTGGCGGTGTCTATGGAGGACCTCGGCCTGCTGCTAGACCGGCGGCCGGTGTGGGTCGCTGGGGTGCATCGGGACACCGAGAACACGCACGCGCATGTGCTCTTGGCCGGGTCAGACGAGGCCCTAAAGCGGGACAGCGGGGGACGCTCGGTGGAGATCCGGGGGCGGGCGTTGGAGCGATGGAAGCGCCAGGTCGAGGAACGAGCGCGACGGATAGCGACATGAAAGGACATCGTAGTGAAGATCATCAAACCGGGGACACCCCCCGTTAGGAAACAGTTCTGGCTCTATGAGGTAGACGTGACGTGCCACACCTGCGGCGCGGTTTTCCGTCTGGAAGAGGGCGATCCGGTCTCGACGGCGCGCACGATCAACGGTCCAAGCATCTTCCATTGCCCGTGCTGCAACGCATGCATTGAGGCGCGGCCAAACGAGTATAGCGACGGGCAACGAGATCAGTCAGGAGGAGTACGTGAAGGTCACGATAGACGTGGGGCCATACACAGCGATGATGGTCGTGGGGATTGTTGGATTGGCGATGTTGTATGTCATCGTCCGTGGATTGCTCAGTGGCTATCGTGAACATAAGGAATTGTGGATCATGGTCATCTGGGGAATGATAGGACTGACGGCGGTCGCTGGGAGCGTGATTATAGCCGTTGCAACGGTGTACAGTACAACGCGGGTTTGAGGAGGCTTCTATGCGCCGCATCCTGCTCACCCTGCTCATCGCCGCCGTCGTTTCTTTTGTGTGCCTGGCCGTGTACATGGATATACGTGAGGGCATGCCGCCCGTCGTCATTGTCCTGGCGTTCCTCGGTTTTCTCTATCTCGTCTTTCGCCGGTAGCACGGTCACGCGGAAAGGAGCCTCTATGCGTCGCCTCATTATCGTCCTCGTCATTGCCGCCGGCCTCGTCGCCGGCTATCGCGTCGCTCTATCAAACCACACCACACGTCTACAGACGCAGCGCGCCTATCAGACGGCTGTCGTTGCCGCGTCCTACCCCGCCGCCGTCGCCGCCGATCTCTCCGACGCCGCCCAACGCCATCAGCTAAAGCTCACGCGGATGGCCACGGGTAAGCTCCGCGTCGTGAGCTGGCACGACTGGAGCGGCCCTAGCATCGCCGCCCGCTACAGCCGCTTGCAGGCCAGGAGCGGGCATATGGCGCGCGTGCGGCAATGGACGGTCTATCTGCTGCTGATCGTCGCCCTACTCGTGCTGTGGCGGCTGTGGCGGCCCCTGCTGCGGCTGTCGCGCCACGTCGCCGGTGGGTTGCGCCTCTCCCGGTCGAGTGGCTCGGCCGGTTGGGCGGGCTGGTATGTGTGGTGGCGCTTGTACGCCCGTCGCCGCGAAGTGCCCTTCAGCATCGGGCGTATCGGTCCGCTCGGGATCGGCCCGCGTCTGTCAATCCGCGAGAAGGATCAGGCGCGGAACGCCATCCTGTGGGGGCCACCGGGCTACGGCAAGACGAGGCTCATCGTCGAGAACGTCTTGCGGCTCTCGCTGCGGCACAAACGGTCAGGGCGGCTACCCAGCCTGACCTTCACCGACAGCAAGGGGGGCATCTACGCGCAAACCGCCGGCTGGCTTGCCCGGCTCGGCTACCGCGTCGTGCGCATTGACTGGCTGGACCCGACCAGCGACGGCTATAATCCGCTCGATCCCGCGCACATCCAGGAGCCGGCCGATGCGTTCGCCTGGGCCGCCAGCCTCATTGAGAATACCGGCCGCAACAGCGACACGCCGTACTGGGACGATACCACAACGTTACTGCTGATCGCGACGCTGTGGCACCTGATGGAGGAACACGGCACGGCCACGTTGCGGGGCGTACAAAAGTTCCTGAGCCAACCCGCCGAGACGATCAAGAGCACGTTGCGTCGCTCCAATAGCGACCAGGCGCGGGAAGCGGCGAAGGGGATGCTCACCTTCATGGAGAAAAACGACCGGCTCGAAGGGTCGGTCTTTAGTGGACCGCCGCTGAAATTCATGACCCTGTGGGATAGCAGGATCGTCGAGACCACGCGCCGCAACAGCGTGGTCTGGCGCGACCTGGCCGACCCTGCCCTGCCGCCCGTCGCGGTCTTTGTGACCCTGACGCCCGGCTACGAACGGATGCTGCGCCCCTTCGTGGGCGCGCTCTTCGACCAGATGAACATCGAACTGCTCCGGGAGGCCAACAGCGCCGGCGGAGCCAGGAAGACACTGCGACGTCGGGTGATGAACTGGTGGGACGAGATCGGGACCATCGGCAAGATTGCCGACTTGCCAGCGCGCCTGAACACGACGCGTGAAGCCGGGATCGGGACCGTGATCGGGGCGCAATCGACGACGCAGTTGGATGAGATCTACACCGAGGCCGGGCGCAAGATCATCCTGCAGGGCTGCTACGCGCATCTCGTACTGCCGGGCCTGCGCGCCGAGCAGGCCGAGGCCGTGGCCCAGGAGCTTGGAGATGCCACCGTGGCCCAGCGCCAGGGCGGGGCGACCAGGGATGGCGGCGAGATCCTGATGAAGCAGGGCAACATGGGGCTGTCGGAGAAGGGGCGGCCGCTGCTAACCGCTGACGAGGTACGCCGGCTGTGGGCGCCGCAGCTGCTGGCCATCGTCGGCAACCTACGCCCGGTCAAGCTCTGGTGGGCCGGCAGGTGGTATTGGAATCTTCGCTTACGGCGACGGGGCGCACTAACGCCGCCTGTCACGACCCCGGCACAACCGGCGCTGCCACCGTTGCCGGCAAGCGGCCCCACGTCGGACCTACTCATTGACTGGCAGGTGCTCGATGGCTAGCCATGACGCGCGCATCCATGCCTATCGCGAGCGTTTCGCCTACGTCGATGAGACCTACTGCGTTCAACAGCCCCTCTGGCGTGACCAGGAGGGCCAGGAGCGGGGCGGGCACTATCTCCGGGCCTATGACCAGCGGTTCGGCAAGGAAAAGCCCCTGCCCGTCACCGATGAGTTGATCGAACGCCACCTGCGCGGCCAGACGACGCTCGCCTTCTACAGCGCCAAGCGGGCGGGCGGGCAGACATTGTGCCGTGAGGGCGTCATGGAGTGCGACGACAAGCGGCCTGTCCCTGACCCGCATCAGCCGGGTAAGGTGCAGTGGTACGAGCCGGTCAACGGGCGTGAGCTGATGCGGGACGCGCATCTGCGGCTAGAGCGGGCCGGCATCAGCAGCGCGCTCGAACTCTCCCGGCGTGGCGCGCGTGTCCGGATCTTCGCCGCCGAATCTGTGCCGGCGCGGTCGATGCAAAACCTGCTGCTGTACGCCGTCGGCGCGGAGGAACGGGCGCGCATGGCCGAGGGACGCGGCGCGGTCGAGATCAACCCCAAGCAGCACGAGTTAGGAGAGGGCAAGGTCGGCTACAGCGTGCGGGGACCGTTCGGCCTGCACCAGAAAAGCGGGGAGCGCTATCCATTCATTCTGCCGGATGGCCGGCCCGTGGCGACGACACTGGGGGGGCAGTTGGGATATATCCTCTCGGTACCAACTATAGACGTCATGAGAGAGGTTGAGCGGCGATCTTGGCTGGAAGAGGAGCGCATCGGGACGCTGGACCGGGCGCCGGAGCCGACCAGGGAGCGGACGCAGGAGCGGTGGCGTCCGTTCGAGCCGCTGGGTCAGTCGCCGATCGAGCGCTGGAAGCGCGATCATCCCCTCGAGGAGGTATTGGCCGGGTACGGCGTCGAGGTCAGCCGGAGCGGCGTCTACCATTGTCCACTACCACATCATGGCAATGGCGATCAGACACCCTCGCTGTCGGTGGATGTGGAGCGGGGGTTGTGGCATTGTCACATGAGCGGTCAGGGTGGATCGTCTTTGGATTTGGTGATGGCGGCCGAGGGCCTGACATCGGCGCGGGAAGCGGTCGCGTACCTGCGTGGTCGGGGCGAGATCACGCCTGAGTTGGTCGGCGCCGGGAGAGGCGGTGAAGAGATGGGAGGATTACGGTAGTGGCGAAGAGATGCTTCATGTGCGGCGGCGAGATCCGGGGCCGCTCCGTGGAGATTTGGACGCAAAGCACGGCCGCGCCAGGCGCGCCATCAGACGCGCCGATCGTGTGGCACGACGTACACCCAGACTGCGCGGCGATACTCAATGACGACGAGGACGACAGCGACGAGGAGGAGTGAACGATGCCTACACATGAAGAGGTGATTACCGAGTTGCTTGCAGAGCGCGACGCCCTGTACGCCGACCGCAACCGTGCCGTCCAACTGGCGGCGAAGCTGGCGGAGGAAAGGGGCTATGCTGTTGGGCTGCGTGTTGACCCCAATGAGCCCGACTGGCCGGTGTTGATGATCGACCTGCCGACCGGGCAGATTAGCTATCACCTTGCGTCGGGCGAAGCCTACCCCGTGTGGGATCTGTACGAGGGGGAATGGGATGGGCATACGAACGAGGAGAAGGCCGACCGCATCTACCGCTTTGTCGTGCCGCCGTTGCCGCGTTATCCGTGGGACTATCCCCCGTCGGAGTCTGAGAGCAACCCGTGAGCCAACACCCAGGCCACGAGCGCGGGCTGAAACTGCGTGGCGGCCCCGCGCTCAATCTCCCCAAGCGCCGCCGCCGGCGTCATCCCCGCGCGGTAGGGCCGATCCTCACACATGGCGTCGAACGCATCGACCAGGCTGATCAGACGCGCGATCGCCGGGATCTCCGCGCCCGCCAGGCGGCGCGGGTAGCCCGTGCCGTCCCACCACTCATGATGCCCCCACGCCGCTTCCTCCAGCAAGGGCGACACGGCCGCGTACTGGCGCACCAGGGCGACGCCATGGAACGGGTGACCCTTGATGCAGGCGTACTCGATGGCCGTGAGTGGCCGTGCCGCCAGCAGGATGTCCAGCGGCTCGTTGATCTTGCCGACGTCGTGCACGAGCGCCGCCGCGTACACCTCGCTCTCCCGGCCGCGCCAGGGATCGCCCGGCAACCGCGACGCCACGCGGGCGGCGTGCCGCGCCACGCGCAAGCTGTGTGTGACGACGGCGGGGCTGTGGTCGAGCAGTTGTTCCATCAGCAGCGAGGCCACGCCGAGAGAGGTGGCGGCGACACTGACCGGTGTCAGAGGAGCGGGAACGGTGAGCCCTGGCGCCGCTGGTCCTGAGACAAAAACGCTATAGGGGCGATGCGGCGTATCACTCATCATATGCTCACCTTAGCACGTACAGATGTGCTAACAAGGGGCCGTGCGAACGCGGACGGCCCCGGATGGCGCGTCAGCGGACGCGGCGGACCCAGCCCGTCGCCGCGCCGCATTTTTACGTGTGTCGCCATAGCTATCACGCGACACGACGGGGACCGGCCTGAGAATGGAGACCCCATTGGACACGGACAACGGGTTGGAGGACGCCTCGGTGGAGGCCGGCAACGGGCTGACGGAGCGCATGATGGTGATGCTGGAGGTGGCCTACCACAACCACAGCAACCGCCAGATTGGCGACCTGCTCGGGGTGAGTGCCCACGCGGTCAAGAACCGGCTGGCGTTGATCTATAAGCGGGTCGGGCTGGACGAACGGCAAGGAGCGTGGGGACGCGTGGACGCGCTACGCTGGTGGCACGACGAACGGTGCGGTCATCGCCGTGTGGTGGCGCGCGTGGCGTTGCTGCTGGCCGGGCTCACGCGCGGTGACCGGGAACCGTGCGTGGCGCGGGGGGAAGGTATCGCGCACGCGCGGCTCTCCCCGGCATCCGTACGTGAGATCAGGCGCCTCAGCCGAGGCCTGGACGCGGGCGGCCGTGTCAGGTCCGCTGACCTCGGACACAGCGGAGGCGGCTGGACGGGGGAGGCGCTCGCCCAGCGGTATGGTGTGAGCCGGGCCACGATTCGGCGTGTTGTCCGCGGCGAGACCTGGCGCCATGTGCTCACGGACGAACGGGAGGCGTCATGACGCTGCTGCTGGCGGCTGGCCTGGCCGTGCTCATGGTGGCGGTGATGGCGCTCGCCGACGGCCCGAGGGGGAGCTAACGAACGATGGCGACACAAGGGAAGGCGTGTCAGCGGACACCGCGATGGAGTCTGGATGGGTCCGTGACGGCGCCTGTGGCCACTGAACGAGACATCCAGGCCGCGATCATCACCTACCTGCGCTATAGACATTTCTACGTGCAACGGTTGAACAGTGGCGGGATGCGCGACGCGCGCAACAACCTGGTCACGCTCGCACGGGCGGGGACGGCGGATATTGTGTTTGGTCTTGTGGTCGATGGGTACATCTTCCTCGCCTTCGTTGAGGTGAAGCGACCAGGGGGCAAGCAGCGGCCAGCCCAAAAGCTGTTTCAGCAGGACATGGATGCGCGCGGGATACCCTACATCCTCGCCACGAGCATTGACGATGTGGACCAGGGGATCGCGGCCTTCACACAGCGCGTGCGCGCCCGGCCCCTTGCCCGCCCGCCCTCTGTCGCCGACGATAGCGGCACGAGATAACGGTCTCCACACCAATCACACCGATGGTCCAGACCAACGCACACGAGGGACGAGCGATGAGCGAGAACGAGCCCTACATCTATCTGGCGCTGACGCGGCCAGAGGTTGAATACCTGAGTGACCAGACCAGCGCGCAGAAGCCGCTGACGCGCGACCTGGCCGTGCGCCTGGCCGGCGCGCTCGTCGAATTGGCCGCCGTCGACGCGCTCCGTGTCGTGCATGGGTTGACCGTGACGATCCCGGCGGCCACACCTGAGGCAGCGGTGTCCGCTGACACGGCCGAGGCCGCCTAATGGGTGTCGCGCCCCAACCCGCACGCGTCGCGCGTCCTTGTGCGTCCTGCGGGGCTCCCACGACGACGGCCTCCCTGCGCCGGATGAGCGTGCGTGAGGCGCGGGTCCGCTGTGTGGAGCGTGACGGCCGGCTGTTGATCGCCTGGAAGACGGATAGACCCGCCGACAGGTCCGCGCTGCACGCCGATTTCCGCGCCACGTTCCCCACGCACGGAGCGGCCACCTGGCGGCCCAAGGAGAGTGTCTGGAGCGTGCCGTTGCGCCTGCGCGAGCGGCTGGCTGAGTGGGTCAGCGCGCGCTTCGAGGTGGGCTGTGAGCTGGGCTACCTGCCGTGGGATGAGACCACGCGGCCGGCCTACATGACCGAGGCGGGCTAACCCTCTTCCTGCCTCCACGCGCGGCGCCTCCCTGCCCGGCCCCTTGCCCGCCCGGTCGTGCGCGCCTAGCCTGCGTGCATGTCTGGGGCGCGGCCTCCGCGGAGGCGACTGGGTCTCTCCACGCGCTCTGGACGCGCGACCTAATCCGCGTGTGTATGCGTGCGTTGTGCGGAGTATTGCGGAGTGTGGGGAACATATGCCACGCCTGTCGGATAAGCAAATGGCTCGTCGCCGGGCAAAGGTCTACCAGGGTATCGTGGCCGGTAAGTCGCTCGGCCAGATCCGCGCTGAATTAGGCGTCTCCGACGACACCGTCGCGCGTGACCTGGCCGCCGTCGGCGACGACCTCCTGGCGTGGGCCAGGCAGGAGTTGACGGGGACACTGGCCTATGTCGTCGCGAACTACAAGCTCATCATCACGGAGGCGTGGGAGAAGTATCACGAGGAGTGCCGGCGCGAGCGGGAGTGGTTGGAGGGCAAGTTCGACCGTGCGGTGCAGGTGGCCGACCCGGTGGACGGAGCCCGCATTGAAATGAAAGCACCGCCTTTTCGTGTGCTCAAGGTCGCGTGGCTCAACTCGATGCGCGAGACACTCGTGCAACTCGCGAAAATGGGTTGCCTCACCGAGGAGCGTGTGGCGCGCTTGCTCGACGCGGAGGAGGACGACGACGAAACGGTGGACATGAGTGAGCGGAGTGAGATCGAACTGCGGGCACTCGTGGCACGCGGCGGAAGGGGAATTGGCGCGGCGTGAGCTCGCCCGGCGGGGGTTGGTCGACTTCGGCCACTACGTCTACCGTGGCTTTGTCGCCAAGCCTTTTCACGCCCGCATCGCCCTGGCGCTCGAAGCGGTCGAGCGCGGTGAGATTGCCCGCCTGATCATTTCGGTCCCGCCGCGCCATGGCAAATCGACGTTGACCAGCGAGATTTTCCCGGCGTGGTTCCTGGGCCGCAACCCGGACAGGCGCATTATCGCCTGTTCGTACGCGGCCAGCCTGGCGCACCGCTTCAGCCGGAAGGCGCGCAATCTTATCGCCGGACACAATTTCTCCGCCGTTTTCGGCCAACGCGGCAGCCCGAGTCGCCTGCATGTGCGCACCGATCGGACACACGACCAGCGGCCGTACGCAGTCACCCTGGCCGACGACTCGCGCAACGTCGGCGAGTGGGATCTAGCGGCGCCCTATCGGGGCGGCTACACCAGCACTGGCGTCGGTGGCTCGATCACGGGCAAGGGCGCGCATGTCCTGCTCATCGATGACCCCGTCAAGGGCGCCAAAGAGGCGGCCAGCACGACGATCCAGGAGAGCATTTGGGAATGGTATCTATCGGACGCCTACACACGCCTCGAAGAGAATGGCGCGATCGTCATTATCATGACGCGCTGGAGCGAGGACGACCTCGCGGGCCGCGTGTTGCGTCTGGCCGCGGCCGACCCGGAGGCGGATCAGTGGGTGGAACTGCGCTTACCGGCGTTGGCGGAAGAGGACGACCCGCTGGGGCGACCGGAGGGCGCGGCGCTCTGGGACGAAAAGTTTCCCGTGGCGCGCCTGGCGCAGATCGCCAAAGCGATCACAGCGCGGCCGTTCGCGGCGCTCTTTCAGCAACGGCCGGTCCCGGCGGGCGGCGACCTCTTCGAGACCGGCCGTTTGCGGATCGTGGACGCGGCCCCCGCGGACGCCGAGCGCGTGCGCTACTGGGACAAGGCGGGGACGCAGGGCGCAGGCGCCTATACGGCCGGCGTGCGCATGGCGCGCGGCTACGATGGGGTCTTCTATGTGGAACATGTCGAGCGTGGTCAGTGGGCCAGCCACAGTCGCAATCAGGTCATGGAGAATACGACGAACCGCGACGGATCGGCGGTGACCGTGTGGGTCGAGCAAGAGCCCGGCTCGGGCGGCAAAGAGTCGGCGGAGATCACGGTCAAGATGCTCGCGGGTTCGCTCGTGCGCGTCGAGCGGGTGACCGGCGACAAGATCACGCGGGCGCTCCCGTGTTCGGCCCAGGTCAACGCGGGCAACGTGTGTCTGGTCAAGGGTCTCTGGAATCAGGCGTACATCGAGGAGTTAACGATGGCTCCTAACGGCAAATACTGGGACCAGATCGACGCGAGCTCGGGCGCGTTCAACAAGTTGGCGACGGGACCCGGACGCCCCTCCATGCTTTTCGAGGATGACTTCTAAATGGCGATGACACCACAGACACCACCATCGACGGGGCCACGGACTGGCCTGGCGCGCCAGGCCCAGGCGCGCGTCGAGCGGGGCGCCCAGCATATCGCGCGCGTGCTCAGTGTGGCCGGCAAAGCCGCCCCACGCCAACGCGACAGCCGCGACGTGGCCGACCTGCTCTCTTCGACGGGGATCGAGCGCGCCCGTCAGGGCAAGCGCATGGGCGACTACACGAGCTACCTGGGCGCGATTACGATCCCCAATGTGTATAAAGCGGCCTCCGTTATCGTGTCCAACTACGCCTCGGTTCCGCTGCGTGTCCTGGACGACGATGACACGGACGTGGATGTGCGCGACCGTGTGCCGGCGTTGCACGCGCTCCTGAAGGCCCCCAACCCCCAAACGCGCGGCCGCGCGTTCAAGCAAGCCGAATGCATGGATTACCTCCTCACGGGCAACAGCATCTGCGCCTACGACGACGTGGACGTGGCAGGCCGGCCGCACGCGCTGTTCCGTCTGCGGCCTGACCGCGTGCTGATCGCGCAGACGCAGGTGGGCAGCCTGGCCTATGGCTACCTCGTGCAGGCGGGCCGCGACACGGAGACCCTCTGGTACGACGCCACGGAGATCCAGCACGTCAAGTGGTGGAACCCTATGGACCCGCTGTGGGGACTCGGCGCCATCGAGGCGGGCGAGCTGGGCATCTCCAAGGACCGCCTGATCAACGAGTTCACCTTCAACTTCTTCGATCGGGGCGCGATCGTGGACGGCGTGCTCTCGACGCCCAACCAAATCCCCGAGATCGATCGGCGCGCCATGATGGCCGACTGGCGGGCTATGCGCCAGGGCGCGCGCGCCAAGTTCCGCACGGCGATGCTCTGGATGGGCGCGACCTACACGCCCATTGCGTCCCCGCTCGGCGACATGCCCATCGTCGATTTGGCCAAGATGGGCCGCAACGAGGTGTTCGAGTTGTTGGGCGTCCCGCCGCAAATGGTGGGCGACTTCGACGGGACGAACTACCGCAACGCCCAGGAGGCCAATGCCTTTTTCTGGTCGGAAACGATCGCGCCGATCCTGGACCAGTTCGACGAGGATGGCTACACCCCGCTGGTCGAACGCTACGGCCCGTTCCACGCCGCGCACGAGAAGCGCGAGGTGATCGACCTGGCCATGCGCGCCGAGGCCGCGCAGAAGCTCGGCTCCGTGCCTGGCTTCTCCGTCAACCAGTTGTACGTGGCGGCGGGCTACGATCCGCTGCCGGACGATGACCCGGTGGGGCAGATGATCGTGATGCCCAAGGGCTCATCGCTGCTCACGCCAGAAGCCGTGCTGGCGCGGGCGGAGGACACGCCGGCGGAGCTGGAGGAGGGCGACGACGCGGGCCTCTTACCACCCGTACCGACGGTCACGGCCCTGCCGGCCGCGGAGGGGACAGGCCAGGGACAGCCTCCTGAAGAAGGGGAGACGCCACCGCCGACGACGACCCAGCCGGCGGGAACGGGAACGGGGCGCAAAAGCGCGCCTCCGCCCCCGCCGGCCGTGGCCTCCGCTGAGGCGACCGCGGACACCGCGCCAGGCGCGCGGCCCACGACGCGGCGTCAGACCTATCCCGACGCGTTGCTCTCGCCACGCGCGCGCCTGGCGCAACGCCGTCCGGCTGGGGCGCGGGAGACCGGCCGTGTCAGGTCCGGCCTCCGCTGAGGCGACCGCGGACACCGCAGAGGCGCGTGAGCGGGCGCGCGCGTGGCGGTCCTGGGGCTCCTCTGTTCCTCTCTTGCCCGGCCCCTTGCCCGCCCGGTCCCCGATGGCCGATAGTCGGCGTGACACAGGTGGGACCGGCGTGCGGGAACGCGAGACGGCGGACTCCGGTCGGATGGACCCGTCCACGATGCAGCGTTGTTTTTTTTGTTTGTTTTGCCGATCACGTCACAGATGAAAGTAGGAGTCACCCATGCCCTCACCGCAAAAGCGCACACAGGAAGATGTCTTCGCCACGCTGGGCACGTCGGGGTTCGCGGGTATCGCGGCCACGGCCGCCGGCGCGACGTTGACCATCACCATCACCGCCCCGGCCTGGGCTGTCCTGCTGGACGGAACGGTGGTCGACGATCAGCTCGTCACGACGACGCTGCCCAACAACACCGTCAATGGCACGTATACCCTCTGGCTCGACTACACCTGGGGCGACGCCGACGTGGCGCCCGCGTGGAGCCTGGCCACGGTCGCGCCGTCGGCCAACGCCCTCGCGCTGGGGACCGTCACGGTCGCGGCCAACGTTATCTCCGCCGTCGTCATGAACCCGCCCGGCCTGGGTAATTATCCCCTGGCGGGCGTCTTTACGACAGCCGCCCCGGCGGCGGGCGCGGGGGCAGCGCTGCCGGCGACACCGGCCGGGTACGTCACGCTGATGATCAACGGCGTGGCCCGTAAAGTCGCGGTCTATTAGGCGTGACGGACACGAGAGACACAGGAGTGGAGGGACAACGGATGGACGCGCGGGAGGACATGAGACGGGATCGTGTCGCGCTGGCTCAAGGGCGTGTCGTCCAGGTACGTGTGTCCCTGGCTCTCCTCCAGGCGCTGCTTACACAAGGGTGGGGGGGCTATGGTCCCTATGAGGGCGCCACGTCTGACGTGCGGTGCATCGAGGGGCTACCGGCCGACGCGTGTCTCGTGCGCGCGGCCGTGGACGAAGGGACGCGGGAGCTGGTACTTGTCGTCGTGCATCCGTCCTTCGCACGGGTGCCGCCGGGCGCGCCCTTCCCTCCGTTCACGCCCCGCTATGAGCAGACCGTTCACGCGCACGAGGATGGGTCTGATGAGCGCCCGGCCCCTGATGAGTCGCGCGTGGATCGCCAGCGACGCGCACAGAAGAGGCGCGTGGAGAGCGGCGGCTACCAGCCGGTGACACCACTGGGGCCACCGCCGACGGGTGAACCGTTGTGCGCGCGGCCGGACGTCACGATAACGGGTACGGACACACAGAACGCGCGGCCTGAGCCGGGTGGAGATATGTCTGAGGCCATGGTCCTCGGGAGGGACGCATGAGCGACGCCGAGAGCCTCGCCACCCAAGCGGTTGATCAGGTGATAGCCTGGACCGTCACCGCGCTGCGTCCTGACCTGACGTATGCGCTGACGTTGCCGGCGGCTATGTCGTCCGCGGACCGGGACAGCACGGTGCGCCGGCTGTCAACGCAGATGCGGGAACAGGTTGAGCGCGGGCTCACCTTCCCGGCTATTCTCGTGCTCGATCCGTCCATCCGATTGGACGAGATGCCGATAGAGGACCTTGAAGCGGCGCTCGCGGCGGCCAAAGCGGCACACGGCACAAAGGAGGGAGCGTGAAGTTTTCACTGGCATCGGGGCAGCGCATCGACCTGCCCGACGTGCCCGATGGCGCGACGATGGAGCCACTAACCATCGACTTCGGCATCAAATCGACGGTCGAAGTCGAGATCGACGGCGAGATCGGCCTGTTGACCAAGGGCTACGCCTCGCGCTTCAACGAGACCGACCAGGACGGCGAGCACCAGGCACGGGGCGCGTTCGCGGACTTGATGGACGCGTGGGCCGCCGAACCGGCCCCGATGGTCATCTTTCATCACGGCCTGGACGCGGCGCTGGGCGCGCGGCGCATCGGACGCGGTATCAAGGCCCACCTCGACAGCGAGGGTTTCTACGCCGAGACCTTCATCCCCAAGGACCCGGTGTTCAAGAACGTTGGCGCGCGGCGTCGCTTCGCGGAGGTCTACGCCGGCATCAAGGCGGGCACGATCAACGGCTACAGCGTGGGCGGCGGCTTCATTCGGGCAGGCAAGGCGTTGGTGCGCTGGGCCACGACGGAGTTGTCGATCACGCCCACGCCCTGCCTGGAAACGGCGACGTTCGCGCTGGGCCGTAAGGCGCTCATCGACGCCTACGGAGAGATGCCGCCGTCCCTCTCCGTGGCCGAGGGCGACACGACGGTAGACGGCGACGCCACTATCGACGATGACGGGCTCGTGGACCAGGCCGCTCTGCCGATGCTCTCACGGCCAGCGTGGAGCCAAGCGATGTCGATGGCGCAGACGCAGGGTGACGAGTCGCTGCACGACCACCTGCTCTATCGGCCAGCGCACTTTCAGGGTGCGCACACGCCTAACTCCTGTCCTATCTGCACGATGCAGCGTCGGCGACAGGGCATCAAGGCGATCAGGCCGGCCAGGCCAGGCATGACCCCAACCAGTGGGGACGGCAAGAAGGCGGCGTTGGCCACGTTGCTGCGCGACCGGCCGGACCTGTTGCGGTCGGCGACGCAGATGCTCGAGGAATTCGGGCATGGTGAGAAGATCGGCAAGCGGCACTCCAAGAAGGACCTGGACGTGATTGGCGGCATCATCGCCACACTCCAGACCTATTTCGGGATAGACCCCGCCGCCGACGATAACGCGTCCGGCGTGGACGCTGATGAGACACAGACGGGCACGGCGACCTAACGCCGGCGTCATGAGTGAGTGCGCCCACGGCCGATGAGCCGCGCGGGCAAAGGAGACAAACAGTAGTGGACCCTATCAAGCAGTTAGAGCAAGCCATTCAGTCCGCCCGCGCGCAGCTTGCCAGCGCCGACGGCGACGCCCGTTCAGCGCTGGAGGCTGAGATCGGCCAGAAGAGCGCCAAACTGGCTGACCTCAAGCGTGAGCAAGAGCAGGAGTACGCCAGCGACCACGACGAGTTGATCGCGCTGCGCCAGACGGTCAATGACCAGAAGATCCGCGAGCAAGCCAAGGGCGTCGCGACCATCGTCGCCCAGGGCGTCAAATCGGCGGCCGTCGCCGAGCAGGAGCGCGTGCGCGGCATGATCAGCGACGAACTCAACGCGGCGCTGGGCCTGGAGAATGGCTCCCCGCTCGACATCAAGGCGCTGGTCGCGGGCGCGCTCGGCGATATCCGCACCGGCCGCAAGTTCCGCTACGACGCGCCTGAGGTCATCGACGGTGAGCTGGTGGATGATGACAACGACGCGGCGGGCGCCGGGTACGGCCAGGGCCGCGGTGGCGGTCGCAAGGCCGCCTCTGCTGGTTACGGGTATGCCCCGCGCCAGGGTCAGGGGCGCACGAGCGCCTCGGCGGGTAAAGCGTTCGTGAAGCCACAGGGCAAGGCCAGTTTCCCCGAGTTTGTGGCGGCGGCGTTCCGTGGTGATATCGGCCGCATCGCTGCGATTCAGGAGGCGCACGGCTATGATGTCGGCGCGGGCGGCAAGGCCGGCGGCCTGGGTCGCAAGGCCCTGGTCGAGGGCGGCGGCGCGATCAGCGCGGTCACCGGCCCCTCGGGCGGCTACCTGGTCCCCGTCGATTTCTCGACCGAGATGATCGAGCGGCTCTACGCCGAGACGATCCTGCGCGCCGCGGGCGTCAACATCCAGACCGTCACGTCCCCGCTGTATCGCCAGCCGCGCCTCTCCGGCGGGTCCAGCGCGACCTACGTCGGCGAGACCGCGCCGATCCCCTTGAGCCAGCCGACCTTCGATCAGGTCGCGGCGCAGTTGAAGAAGTTGACGATCCTCTCGTCCATTTCGTCCGAGCTGGTCAACGACAGCGACCCGCAGGTCATGGACATCGTGAAAGAGGACATCGTGCGCGAAATCGGCCTGAAAGAGGACATCAGCTTCCTCACTGGTCCCGGCGGCGCGGGTATCCCGACGGGCATCCTCACGGCGGCCTTTGGCGGCCAGGTCATCCCCGACGTGCTTCCGGCGACCGGCGATGAGCCGTCCTATCGCATGGCCACGCACATGTTCACGCAGCTCAAAGTCGCGAACGTGCCGATGAAACGCCAGTTCTGGCTGATGCACCCGTTGATGGTCGAGGCGTGGCAGAACGTTGTCGACGGCAATGGGCGTCCCCTGTTCATGGACTACATGGACGTGCAGGTCGGTGACCTCGTACTGCAGCGGCCCGCCCTGTTCCGCCGGCCGATCTTCGAGTCCACACAGCTTCCGCTCGGGACCGTGGGCGGCAACCCCACCAGTTCGATCGCGTTGGTCGAGGCGTCACAGATCACCATCGTCCAGAAGGGCGAGTTGGAGATGAAGGTGTCCGACGAGGGCACGGCCGTGGACGGTAACGGCAACACCATCAGCGCCGTCCAGAATGATGTCGTGCTCGTGCGCGCCATCTATCGCCATGACATCTACGCACGCCATCCTGAGGCGGTTGTTGTGCGCAATGACGTGCGGTTGAGCTAGTCACACGATCGTCTGTGACGACAGGAAGAACGGAGGCGCGGCGTGGCTGTGTATCTGGTCGTGTGTGCGATCGGGCCGGATCTCTGGCCCAATCGCCGCGCCGCCGTGGGACAGACCCTCGACACGGACGCGCCGGGCGTGTTCTGCCCCGACGCGCGCCGGACCCGCGCCCTGGTGGAGAGCGGCCATCTGACGCCGCTCTCTGACGCGCGCGACGGGGGCTCGGACGAGAAGACGGACACGGACAACCGCGCGGGCCAGGCGCGACGTCTGAGCGCCCCTGAGCCTGGGTGGGGAGCGCCGGGAGAGAGAGGAGGGAGGGAACGCTAATGCTGCTCGATCGCGCGCACTTCGCGGCGCTGGCCAATCGTCCCGACGTGGCGAACGTGGCCGGCGCGTACCCCGACGCCTACCTGCTGCCCCTGCTCCAATCCGTGGAGGATGAGATCGGCGCGTATCTGCACTATGCCCCGGCCTTGCAGGTCCACACCGCCGAGCAGGGGCCGGTGCTGTTCATGGAGTCGGGGGCCTACGCGGGGCGCTACGAATTGGAATTGCAGCACCGCCCACTGCCACCCGGTCCCGTCACCGTGGCTTTTACGGAGGTTCAGTTGACGTACGCGCTCGCGTTCACCGCGCCCTCGGACGTGCTCCTGACCTACCTCACGGTGGACCACGGCACGGGGCGCGTCTACGCGTTGGCGCCAGGCCTCTCTGACGCGCTCGTGGGGGCGGGCTTTGGCTTTCAGTACGGCCCGTCACTCGCGCCGGGCTACGCCACCGGCTATACGGCCACGTACGTGGCGGGGTACACGACGGGCATCACGGACCCCACGCCGGACGGCACGACGGCGACGTCGTACCACGCGCCGCTCCTGCCGGAGGATATCCGGGCCGCTGCCGTCTCGCTCGCGCGGGAACGGCTCATGTTCGACCAGGCGTTCAACGCGCAGACCGACAATCCCTTCGCCGGCTTCCTGGTGCGCCGGAAATCAGCCGACCAGGAGGAACAGTATCAACAGGTCGGGCGCAAGGGCGGCATCGCGCCCGTGTTGGGCTACGGCTCACCACTCGCGCAGGCCGCGCAGAACCGTTTAGATAAAGTGGTTCGCACCACCGTCGTCACGCTCCTGTAGCGTGATCAGAGACACGACCGAGAGATGACCGACAGATGACGGGCAGAGCGTCCCGCGCACACCTCACCATAGAGGAGAACAGACCCATGGCTGACGACACCACCACCGCGAAGCAAGATCCCACGACCGTGACCGCCGCGCCCGCCGCGCCGGTTGTCTCCGCTCCGGCAAGCGCCGCCACTCCCACGGCGACCGTGGCCGGCAACGTCGTGACCGAGGCCGCGGCTCAATCCGCCGCCGCGCCCGGCGTGCTGACGGCCGCGAGCCTGTACAACACCGGACCCACCGGGGAGCCGGTCGGCGCCGAGACCGAGGCGTCGCTCGATTGGCGCCGGGGCCTTGACCATATCCGTGAGACGCTGGCCACGGACGGTCACACGCTCTCGCGCGCGGCCGAGGAGTTCGTCCGGCGCGCCCTCGGTGAACTCTATCAACATGAGCAGGGTGGGCCACCGGCCAGCCCAGCCGCCAAGGAATTCGCCACGACCGTGACAGGCGCGCCGTCCCAGGAGACGGCCGACTATCTCAACGCACAGGGGATCGCGCTGCAGAAGACCGAGGGACACGGCCTGCTCAATAGCGGCGGCTACGCGGTCTAGCCGGCTGTGTTTTTACCAAACGCCACGATTCAACAGGTCCGGGGAGGCGCGCCGCTGGGCGCGCCTGCTCGTGTCCAGGTCGTGTATCCGTCGCGCGCCGAGACCATCAACGCGGCGGGCGGGATTATCCCGACGCACGTCCGCGCCGATGCCCTGGCCGATTGGGTCGCGGGCGACCGTCTGGTGATCCAATCATTGGACGGCTTTACGGCGCTACCCGAGGTCGTGAACTACCGCGTGTCGTCGGTCACGCGCCTGACCGGCTCCCTGCCGGCGACGGACCTGGAACTCGCGGGAGGGATGAAGTAGTGGCGACCGAGACTATCAGCATCGACACACGCGCCCTCACCCGCGCCGCCGCGGCTATGGAACGCGCCCGTCTCACGATCGCGCCCGCGCTCCGACTGGCCGCCGATGCCATGGCCCAGGCCGCTACGCGTGACCTGCGCGCCGCGACGCCCCGCGCCCAGGACACGCCCCTACAGCCAGAGGGGAAGACCCACGCGCAAGATCAATGGACGTATCAGCGTGGCCCTGACGGCTCTGTTAGTGTCGCGAACGCCGCGCCCTACCTGCCGTTCCTGTTCACCGGGACGCAGGCTCATTTCATCGCTCCGATCGCCGGCCGGCTGGGTGCGAATGGACGGCCGGGCGCGCTTGCCTTTAGCGTTGGCGGTTCGTTTGCCTTTAGCCGCGGCCACGAGGTCAGTGGTGTGCAGGTCAATCAGGGCTTGGTCGACGCCCTTGATCGGCAACAGGCGAAGGACGAGGTGGCGTTCCGCGCGCTGGGCCTGCGCCTGGCGGCCGCGCTGCACGCCTCCGTGTCGGAGGCCGGCCGCTGATGAGCTTCAACGACACACTCACGACCCTGACCGCGGTCCTGACGCCGCTGCTGGCGCCGGTGCCCGTGCTTGACCGTCCCTTCGACATCGACAATCCGACCCTGCCCTCGATCAATTTCTTCCTGATGGATCTGCGCACCAAGCAGGTTTGGCCCGGCAACCGTGGTCAGGCCGATGGCAACCCGGAGCAGGAGCAGAACCTGTACGGCTTCGTCTACCTGCACGCGCCGGCCAGCCTGGTGGGCGAGACCAAAGCGCAGGCGATCACCGACATGTACCAGACCGTGGCCGCGCTCGACGCCGCCTTCGCCAAACGCTCGGTCTATCTGCTGACGGACCCGGCCAACGCCAACACGCCGCGCGTGATGTCCTGCGGCGACGCCTTCGACGCGCACTTCGACCCCATGGGGCCGTATATCCGCTACCTGGATCAACTCTTTATCGGCTGCTATGGCCGTGTCTCAGTCCGCGAGATCTTTACCGACGTCATCTACGACGTCTAAAGGAGTCACTTATGAACGTCACGAACACCACCGGCGACGTCGTGCGCACGCCGACCATCCAGCCCGAGGAGTGGCAACCCGGCGAAACACGCGACCTGCCCGAGGCCGAGGCCCGCGCGCTGGCCACGAGCAGCGCCTTTACCCTTACCGCGACCGAGCCCGCACAAACAGCGGCCCAACCCACGCCCGTTGAGGCGCAACCCGCGCCGGTCGAGCCGGCCCCGCTGGGCCAACCGCAACCGGAGCCCACGCCGGCGCCGGCTGATCCGTCCCCATTCGCCTCCGCTGAGGCGCCGGGACAGCCCGCGCTCTAACACTCTACTAGGTCCAGAGGAGGACACACGCTATGACAGTATTCGCGCCGAGCGTAGGCTCACAGGTCATCGTCGCCTATGGCCTGGAGGTCACGCCAGGGGTGGCCGTCGCCGCGACGGACTACATCCGCGTCGAGGAGATGCCCACTTTGAAGTGGGACCCCAAACGCCACGGCCTCGAAACGGCCGGCGGCTCGCTCATCGCCGAGCAGGAGATGGTCGAACTCGACGGATCCGTGAAGGGGGATGTGATCATCCCCATCCGCTCCAACGCCGGCTGGAAACTGCTGGCCACGCTGATGGTCGATGCCGTGACGGGCACCGCCGCGCCCTACACGCACCTGCTTGTGCCGCGCGCGCCCAAGACGTTCACCCTCTATGTGCAACGGGGCGGCAACTGCCTGTCCTACGCCGGCTGCACACCCGAGAAGCTCGTGCTCATGCTGAACCACACGACGCCGTTCAAGGGGACGCTCTCCGTCACTGGGTTGGGCGTCCCGACGCCAGCCGCGCTCCTGACGCCGACGTTTACGGTCGATACCGTGTACACGTTCAGCCACCTTCAGCCGATGTTGCTGCTGGGCAACGGGGCGACGAGCCAGAAGGACGTGGACGATATCGAGGTGACGATCATGTTCGGCAACGTGGAGCGCTACGGCGCGGGCGGGGCCGGCCTGCCGACCTCGATCGTGCCCGGTATCCATACGGTTGAGTGGAAGTTCTCGCGGCTCTTCCGCGACGACGTGGAGCAGAACCTGTTCCTGACGCGCATGCCCGCCTCGGGGATTATCCAGGCGCAGCTCGTCAACGGCGCGAACCAACTCACGATGAATTCGGGCGCCGCGTATTACCCCACGCAGGACCACAAGGGCGCCGTGAAGGACGCGATCACCGAGGACTACACGATCAAGACCTTGCCGGATGGGACGGGTAAGCTGATCGGCCTGACGCTGGTCAACGGCGCGGCGACCGCGTACAGCAGCTAAAGGATAGGGTGAGACATGCCGAAGTTCTACCGCACCGACCGTCCCGCGCAGGGTGAGCCGGTCCGGCGTGACGCGTGGGCCGAGGGCGAGGTGGTCTACCTGCGCGCGGCGTTCACCGTGGCGATGCAGCGGGAGTTGGCCCGTTCCACGCCGCTGCCAGCGGGCATGACCAAGGCTCAATTCGTCGCCTTGCCGGAGGACGAGCGCCACCAGATCGTCGAGGCGCAGACCGACGACATCGGCATGGGCATCGCCCTTGTTCGCATGATGGTCACGGGCTGGACGTTCCGCTACCCGCCCGCTGACGAGCAGGCGGCGGCAGGCCAGCCGGGCGACCTCGTGCCGGTCACGGATGAGACCATCGGCGAACTCGATGACGACGACTTCGCGTTCCTCACCGACGAGGTGCAGAAGCGCATGAAAAGTATGACGAACCCCGCCGATGTGGCCACGGAGGTCCCGCTGGCGCCGGAAACGTTTCCGCAGGCACCTGCTCCTGACGGTCAAGGGCAAGTTCCTGCATGAGGTCGACCCGCGCGTACTGGCCCTGGCCGAGACGTGCGAGATCGTCGCCGCCAGCGGTTGGACGCTGGAGTATATCGACGCCCAGCCGGCCGGCCGCATGGCCGACATGACCGCCTATTGGGCCGCCAAGAACGCGTATCGCGATAGCCAGAGAGGGTAAAGGTAAGAAACAGTGTCGGATCTCACGTCCAACCTCTACCTGGCTATTCATGCCCGAGACCTCACAGGTCCTGGGTTACTCGGCGCGTCCGCGCGTCTGCGCACGTTCGGCGCGATCGGCGCCGTCGCCCTGGGCGGGGTTGTCGTCGCCTCACTCAAGGCCGCGAGCAACTTCCAAAGTATGACCCAATCCATCGCCAATAACACGACGATGGGCCAGGGCGGCCTCGACCAGATGCGCGCGTCGATCCTGCGCCTGGGCAACGACTCCAACGCGCCGCTCGACCAGCTCGGGCAGGGCTACATGCGTGCGACCAACCTGGGGTACGGCGCGGCCGACGCGACGCAGATCCTTACGGCGGCGATGAAGAGCGCGGCCTCGACAAACTCCAACACGGCCGACACGACCAACACACTCGCCTCCGTGATGCACGAGTTCAATTTGCAGGGCAGCGCCGCGGCGAAGACGATGGACATCCTGCACCTTGCGAGCGCGCAGGGCAACACCACGCTCGAGCAGTTCACGACCGGGGGCAACAAAGCCATCGCCATGGCCGCTAACCTGGGCGTGCCCCTGAACCAGGTGACGGCCGCGCTCTCGGCGATGACGCGCCACGGCAGCATCGAGAACGCCTCGACGACGATCGTGGGCGCCCTCTCCAAGATCGTGAACCCGGCGAAGGCGGCTCAGAAAGAATTGGCGAGTCTGACGCTCAAGACGGGCATTGACCTGCTTGGCGACTTCACGCCGGCGGGCCTGAAGGCCAAGGGCCTGACGGGCATCCTGGCCGACCTCAAGGCGGCGACGAACGGCAACGCGCAGGAGATCTTCAAGCTCATCCCCGCGCTCCGGGGCGGTCAGGCGGCCATGATTCTGACCGGCAACGGCGCGAAGGACTACAGCGGTATCCTGGCGAGCCTGAACGGCGTCACCGCCAAGAGCGGCATCACGGCGCGGGCGTACGCGGCCACACAAAAAACGGCGAGCTTCCAATTCGGCGAACTGCGCAACAAGGTGCAGATCCTGGCGATCGCGCTCGGCACACAACTGCTGCCCTACGCCACGGCCGCCGCGTCGTGGTTGGGCGCGCGCCTGCCGGGGGCCGTGGCCGCGCTCACCCCCCGCCTCACCACGCTCATCACCGGCGCCGTGGGGGTCGGCCGTGCGTTCCTGGCGGCGGTCGAGGCCATGGGCCGCGTCGCGTCCGGCCTGAAAGGGCTGGTCGCGCCGCTGCTCATGACAGCGACACATCTGAGGGCGACACGCCAGGGCACAGCCCAGCTAGGCGCGGGCCTGGCCCTGCTGATCCCGGCCGTGGTCGCGATCAAAGCCGGCATGGTGGCCTGGACGCTTGCCACGACCGCGTGGACGCTTGCCACGAAAGCGTCCACGCTGGCCCAGAACATGTTCACGCTCGCGCAGAAAGCCGGCAAGCTCGTCATGGTCGAAGCCCGCGCGGTGATCGCGGCCTACACCGCCGCCAACAAGGCGCTTGGGCTGGCCTATGTCGCTGTACGCCTGGGGATTATCCAATCGACGGCGGCCGCCGTCGGCAACAAGATCGCGACGGCGGCTCAGACCATCGTCACCGTCGCCCAAAAGATCGCCGTGGCTGCGGTGACCATCGCGACGAAAGCATGGACACTGGCGATCGAGGGCGCGAAGGCGGCCACGATCGCGCTGACCCTGTACGGCGGGCGTGGCGTCGCCGCCATGGTGGCCCAAAAGATCGCGGCGGGCGCGGTGATGCTGGCGACCAAAGGATGGACGCTGGCCCAGTGGCTGCTCAACACGGCTTTGATCGATAACCCGATTGGCATTGTCGTGCTTGCCGTCGCTGGCCTGGTGGCAGGCATCATCTGGGCGTACAAAAACGTCAAGTTCTTCCACAACGCGGTGAACGCTGTGTGGAAATTCCTGTCCTCCGTGTTCGCGCCGGGGCTAGGGGCCGTGGCGAGTGGCTTGAAAAACGTGCTGGGTGGGGCGCTCGATTGGGTCACGAGCAAAGTAAAGGGCTTGCTTGGCTTTTTCGGCAATCTGCTGCATATGTTCTCGTCGCTGCCTGGCGTCAAGGCCGTCATTGGGGCCGCCTATACCGCCGCTGGAGTGACACCGCCCGCGCCGCACGCCCAGGGGCACACGGGGCACGGCCACCATAGCCCCGATCCTCATCACGCCACGCATGGCGCGGGCGGCGTCCGCTTTGTCGGTCCCTCGCGTGGGATGATCGCTGCGCGTTTCGGTGCGGCCTACAACCATGGGCCAGCCGGGCATGGGGAGATGTCACACGCGGCCTGGCAACGCGCCTGGAATATTGAGCACCCTCCAGGTAAGCCCAAGAAAGGCATCGTCGGCGGGCATAACTACAACATCGACCTGACCGCGGCCATGAATAAGTACGGCGACGACATGAAGCTGTACCATGCGGGACTCATCTCGCAGACGAAGATCCTGTCGGACATCGCCGCCATCGGCAAGACCGAGCATGCGGGGCATCTGACGGACACGACGGCGCGGCTCCGTAATGACGTGAACACTGCTAACAAGCTGACCGCTCACCATGCTGAGGTAAAGGCTGGTGCTAAGGCCAAAACGGCGCAAACCAAACAGTTCCACCAGCAGACCACCGACCTCGGCGCGCTCTACTACCGCGATAATATGACACTCCAGCAGGACATGAGAGACCGCAACTTTACGGCCGCGCGCCAGGTGATTGCCGCGATGACCTCGATCAAGCAGGCCATTGAGGTACAGCACGGTATCAGCAAAAGCCAGGCAGCACAGGACGCGCGGGCGTTCTCGAACGATCAACTCTCCAAGGTCCATAAGGCCGCGTCCGCGCCGGCCCGCGCCGATCTCTCCACCCTCTCAGGTTTGGTGAAGCACTGGCGCGACATGTTCATGGCCGACAAGAAGGCCGGTAATACGGGCGGTGAGTTCGCCGACCTCGCCAAGTTCAAGACGGCGGATCTCGCGTACCAAAAGGCGCTGCGTCCGAAGAATGGCGCGCTGGCTGTGACGTTGGCGAACGACGACTGGATCAAGCTGGGCGGCACGCTGTCCAATGGCCTCAAGAAGCTCACGGCGCCGAAGATCGGGACCGGCTTCCAACGCTCGGTGTACGGCTACACCAGCCGCCAGCAGGTCGGCCAGGGCGTGGGCCTCGGCGAAACCCTCGTCACCTTCGGCGGCCGCGTCGGCAAAGACCCGGCCCAGCAGATGATTCAGAAGCTGGAAACACAGGTGCAACAGTTGACACAGCAGAACGCGGTGCTCTCCTCGCTCCTGGGCGCGGTTGAGGACGGCACGGCCGCCACCATGGCCGTGCGTGACGCGATCAAGAGCGCTGGCCGCGCGCAGCCCGGCTCAGGCGGCAACCCGCTGCGGCCCTACGGCCTCGCCACGGCGGTCCGGTAGCTGTGAGGATACTGAGCGTAAGGTCTGAGGATACGCACGGGGAGGTGTAAGGGTATGAACGAGACAACGGTTATCTGTGTGAGCGTGAACGGGGCAACAACGATCAACGGTCAACCCGCGACCGACGCGGCGTGGGCGCGGCTGATTGACGCCCATATCGCGGAGTTGCGCGCGGAACAGGCGGCGCTGGATGAGCGCCTGGCGGCCTGGGAGCGGGCACGCGACGCGACGCTGCATGGACCGCTCCGCCGCCATGGTATCACGCGTCCTGGGGTCCGCTAGATGGCCGCGCTCTACCCCGCCGACCGCATCACCAGCTTTGGCGCGCTCCCCTTCACTGGCCGCGGCACGCCGCTGTCCGCGATTGGACTGGAGCAGGCCGCTGACACGGCGCTGATCCCCTCGACGTCGTACCCGTTCGATGTCCGAGGAGGGCAGCCCGGTCCCCTCAAGGACTCATCTTTCTCGACGTCGGTGCTCCTAAAGGCCAGCGCCGGCCACGTCGGGCTCGCCGCCTACAGCGATGTCGAGAGCCAGTTCGCTGCTATTCTCTCAGCGTTGCAGGGCACGTACACCTACGCCGGCGGCCAGGTCTCGGGCCAGGTTGGGCAGCTCGTGGTGTTGCGCGCCGACGGCGTGAGCTACGCCGGGGCCTGGGCCAGGATCGCTAAAGTGGACCTGGCCCTGCTGCCGGGTCAGCACACCTACCACTACCTCTTGCCGTTGACCTGGACGCTCCTTAGCGACTTCACTGCATTAGGGAGCGCGCCTGTACTGCCCGCCTCCACGCCGGCCTCGGTGGTCGTGCCGTTCGGCCGCGTCGTGTCGCACGCTGGTACCGTATTGGGCGGCGACGGGCTGCCGGTCAAGAGCATGACCTGGGAATGGCAGGGGCAGTACAACACGCGCGCCGGCGCTGGGCGCTACCCGTTCGACCTGCGCGGCGTCAGCGCGTGCCCCCTGAAGACGCCGACGGCGACCTGGGAAACCAGCATCGACGCCACGGCGGGGACGTATGGCCGCGCGGCCTACACCAGCGTCGAGTTACAGCTAAACACGATCCTGTCGGGATTGGCCGCGACGCCGCAGGGCGCTTTAGTGGTCAGAAAGGCCGATAACGCGACGACGATGCAGGCCACGGCCAGGTTGACGAAGCCCGAGCTCGTGCTGGCGCCGGGGCGCAACGTCCATAGCGTCACGCTTCCGCTGACGGTCACTCTGTTGTCATCATTTACATAAAAAGAGGGGGGCACAATGGGCAAAATCGCGGAGATCACCGTCCCTGCGGGCGGCCAGGCGACCATCGACTTCACGGCGATACCGCAGACCTATAAGCATCTGGTCGTCACCCTCACGGCGCGCACTGATGGCGCCTATGCGGACACCGACATATACCTAACCTTCAATGGAGATACGGGGGCCAACTATGATGACCAATACCTGTACTCCACCGGAACGACGAGTGGCAACACCTCCGCGTTGGCGGCGGCGCATATGCGTGCCGGGTTGACGGCCGGCGCGAACGCTCCGGCGGGCGTCTACGCGGAGACAACCATCGAGGTGTTGAACTACGCCAACAGCACGCCGCGCAAGAACGTCAGCGTGCGAACCTTCGATCATGGCAGCGACACTGGCGCTGGGTACATGATCGAGGAAGCGGGACAGTGGCGCAATACGGCGGCTGTGACGCGCCTGACGCTTACCCCCGCCGCCGGTAACTTCGTCGCGGGGACCGTTGCCACGCTTTTTGGCGTCGATTCCCAGGTGGCGGGCGTGGCCGGGACACCCTACCAGACGACCAAGGTGCAACTGGACTACGCGGCCTCGACGGACGTTGCCAGCGCTCTTGCGTTGAGCGCAAACGCCTGGACAGATATAGGCGTGAACCAGAGCTTCACGGTTGATGACGCGGCCAGCATCATTGAGATAGACGCGGGCGGCATGATCTACCTCACCGGGGTCAGCAGCGGAACCTACGCCGCCGCGCGTCTTGCCATCGACAGCGCGGGGACGCCCCTCTACAAGCAGATAGGGGGGACGGCCACGAACACGAACCTGGCGACGAACCCTTTAGAGGGGGGCGCGACGGTCACGCTCAGCGGTCTCGCGGCGGGCGCTCATACCGTCAAGCTCCAGATCGCGGCGGGCACCGCGGCGACCGTCTATTGTCGCGCGGCCACGAACGCGCAGTACGAGTCACTCACTATCCGCGTCATCGAGCGCAAGGTGACGCTTCCAGCGGCGCTCATACCGGGTGCGGGCGTGCTCTCCACCAAAACCGTCTCCTATACGCTCACGACCTCCGACCTCATCATCATCGCCAACGCGGCCAGCCTCACCATGACGCTGCCCTCCGCCGCGACCGTGGGCGCGGGCCGCGCCTACACGATCAAGAACGGAGCGAGCGGGACAGGAACCACGGTCGCCACGACGGGCGCGCAGACCATTGACGGCGCCACCACCCAAACTATCGCCGCCGCTTACGGCGTGCTCTCCGTGGTTAGCGACGGAGCCAACTGGGCGATCACGGCGAAGGTCTAATCCATGTCCTCTCTGCTGCTCCTGCTGGCCGATGAGCCGCCGCAACCAACCGGCGGTGGCGGCCCACCCCCTCCGCCACCTATCGGCCATCTGACGGCCACGCCCTCCCCGCTGACCTTTGCCTCGGAGCAAGTTGGGACCGCCGCGCCCGCGCTGACCCTCACGCTGGGCAACACGGGTACGGCCACGGCCACGTTCAGCAGCGTCACCATCAGCGGCCCTAACGCCGCCGACTTCTCGCTCAGCGGGACGCCGCCCGCGTCCGTGGCCGTGGGCGCGTCTCCGACACTGACGCTGCACGCCACCCCTAGCGCCGCTGGAGCGCGGGCGGCGTCCCTGGTCATCGTTTCCGACGCCGACGACACGCCGCTCTCCGTGCCACTCTCCGCGACCGGCGTGGCTCCAGCCTACCTGACCGTCGCCCCGCCGTCGCTCGCGTTCCCCGCCACGCGACTGCCCGGTACGGCGACGCTGACCCTGACGCTGACCAACACCGGCGGCGAACCGCTGACCTACAGCACGGCGCTCTCCGGCCTGGCGGCCTCCGACTACACCATCCCGGCGGCGGCGAGCGGGACCATCGCGGGCGGCGTGACGGCGACGCTCACCGTCGTCTTCACCCCGTCCCAGGCAGGAGCGCGCCCGGCCACCCTGACCATCACCGACAATGCGAGCGACGGCCCCACGACCGCCGTTCCCCTCTCCGGCACGGGCCAGCTCCCCGTGGGCGCGTTCCAGCCCTACGCGCGCCTGATCGACATCAGGAGCGGCGCCGTCGTCGCCACCACGACGCGCCTGGCCGGTTTCAGCCGGACGTTGACGCTGGATGCGCCGCTCACCGGCACGCTCTCCGTCCCCGCCTCCGACCCCGGCGCGGCCACGGCGTCAGGCGGTACGAGCTTCGGCCAGGCGGCGCTCCAGGCGGCGGGGACCGACGACGGGACGGCGCCCGTCCCCACCGTCGTCGAGGTCGGCGTGTCCGGCCTCTCCGGCGCCATCGCCGTGCGGCTGCGCGTCACCGCCGTGACCCGGAGCTACAAGGACGGCGCGCCCCTCATCGACATCACGGGGGAGGGGCCGCTGGCCGGCTACGCGGGCGTCGTCGTGGCTCACGCCTACTACCCCGGCTGCCAACTCGCCGACGTGCTCAGTAGCCAGGCCGCGACGCAAACCGGGTTCATCGTGCCCGTCGCCTCGGGAACCGCCGGCTTCCTCTCGCCCTCGGGCGCCATCCCGTACCTGGGCGGCCTGTTCAGCCGGCCGCCCGGCCTGCCGACCTGGGCCGGCAAGGCGTTGCTGGCCGTCACGCCGGCCGTGGACGCCTCGATCGCGGGGATCTCGACCAACCTGGAGACGCGGGGCGACACGACGCTCCGCGCGCTGGAGGCGGCGACGAAGCGCATGGCCGGCGACTACATCGCCGGCGACGCCTATCCCATCGGGTATCGCGGCCACTACTACGAGGACGCGGCCAGTCTATCGTCGGCCGGCGCCGGCGTCGTCGTCGGGACTATCGGCGGCAGCCCGGCCAGCGGCTTTACGCTGGATGGCAACGCCAGTGGCGCCGTCGACGAAACGGTGATGGCGCGCATCGTCGAGGCCAGTATCGAGACCAACAACGCCGATACCTACGGGCAGGTGCTGTTCACCGGCGGCAAGAGTAATGCCGGCCTGCCCGACGGCGCGACGATCACCGGACTGGGACTCCTGAACCCCATCGGCAGCGGCGATAGGACCGACTATACGACGTGCCTGCCCATCATCACCTACCAGGTCGGCGACACGACCGGCGGCGTGGCGTTCTTCAACGGAGATGGCCTGCTCAGGCCGCTTTTGACGGGCGCGGGGCCGGTCTACAGCCTGTACGTCGATACGACGGGGAGCACGATCTACATCGGGACCGCCGACGGCGTGCTCTCCCGGAGCAACGATGTCCGGGCGGTGCATACCTGGACGCCGGTGGGGACGCTGCACGCGCGCATCACGCGCCTCTCGGTGCAACGTGACAACGCCGCCGTTGTCCACTTGTTCGCCCAGGCCGCGCCCAAGGACGCGAACCTGCACGGGATTTACAGCTATGTCGCCGCCAGCCCCGGCCTCACGGGCGCGGGCTATGACGCGTGGACACCCGCCGTCGTCGGCGCGCACGTCCAGTCGTTCGTCATGACCGACTACCAGACCGCCTGGGTGCTGTTGGACAACGATCAGGGCCGCGTTCACCAGATCGGTTTCGCCGGCGGTTCGTCCGCGCCGATGACGCCGTACGCCCTGCCGGCCGGCGTGCGCGCGTTCGCAGTGGACCGCGTGATCACCGCCGGCGACTCCACGCACCCGCCTCAGGATTCGGTGTGGGCCATGACCAAGGGGGACAGCCAGAGCGCGTACATGCTGGTACGGAACGGGACAACCTGGGGGCCGTTCGCGCCGGCCGACGCCGACAGCTCGCTCGCCGCGTCGGCGGGCGGCGCGGAGCCGACCATCAATGGCGCGGTCGGGCTGGGTGTGACTGTCGGCGGTCAATATACCTCGGTGTTCGTATCGACGAGCCAGGGATTGTATTGGAGCCCCACGCTCGACGGCAAGGGCTGGAAGAGCGCGTGTGGGCTCAATGGCTTGTCTGGCGTGTCCATCGCGGGCGTCGCGGCGGGCCAGTACCAGGCGCTCCAGGGGGCGCTTGAAACACGGTTCTTCGCCTACAATCCCAAGCAATTCTTCTACAGTTCGTCGGACGCGCGCTATTGGCGTGATCTGACCAAAGAGGAGGTGTCCCTCGGCGTCTGGTTCGCGGACCTGGCGCGGCGCGCCAGCGGCGATCTGCCATCGAACGCCGTGATCACGATTGGTCCGATGGCGTCGTCGCCCATCGGCAACGCCGCCAACACACACATCCAGGCCAGCGGGGCAAACCAGGACCTGCCGGCCGACTGGTACTGGCAGCGCACGCTCGACGATTGCCTTGACTGGCAGTACCGCCTGGTGAACCCGGACGCGTCAACCGACGCCGCCCTGGCCTCCGGCCTCTCCGACCTGCAAACCAATACCGCCGTGACACCGCTCCGGGCCTCGGGCGACGTGGCCCGTGTGGCGCGCCGCTGGCTCTCCGAAAATAGCGTCCCCGCGCGCACACTGAAGGTGCGGTGCCCGCTAACGCGCCAGGAGTCGGCGCTGTGGGCGGTGCGGCCGGGCATGCTGCTCCCGGTCAACCTCCAGGACACGATCAATCAACTGAGCACAGATGGGTCATCTATCGTGGGGACGCAGGTTGTGCACATGGTCAACGCGCTGTGGTGGGTCATCGAGGCGACGATCACGCTTGACGAGAGTGGGGGTAGTTTGGCCTACGCCGACCTCACGCTCTCGACCGTGCTCCGCAAGGACAAGACCAGTCCCCAGGATCTCGCGGCGGGCCTTATGGATCAGATCAAGAGTATCCAGAGCTTCGGGGCGAAAGGGTAGGAGGGCATCTCTTTATGGCCACCAACATCGTCCAGAGTTTCGCCCTGTCCGGGCACATCATCGAGGACACCGGCAACCTCGTGCGCGTGGGGCCGGAGAGCGCCGCCCAGTTCTTAAGGGTGCGCGACGCCACCGTGACGTACCAGCTCACGACCGGTGGCCCGATCTACACCGATACCGTGCCGGAATTGCAACCGGCCATCGTCTATGGCTCCAATCCGGCCAAGATGACGGTGGACGCCCGCGTGGCGCGCTACGTCACGTTCATCGTGCCCGCGTATGGGGGCACGGCGCCGCTCCAGGTGGCGCCCGAGGGAGCCTACAACTTTTACGCCCAGCAGGGCTACGTCATCCCGCTGGACATCTGCTTTTTGCAGCACTGGCACTACTATCAGAACACGGGCGGCGTCGCTCTGCCCCCGCCGGGCGGCGCGGCGCAGGGATCGGGCCTCCTCGGGGCCTTCCTGGCCCAGTCAACACAAGGAGCAGGATCAGTGTCCAACTTTCCCTTCCGCTATGGCTCGGCCTACGCCAACGGCGCGTCCCACGCCGGCATGTTTTTCCGCTTCCCCGCCGCGCCCGTGGGGGATACCACCCTCTGGGATTGGAACCTGGGGACCAACGGCTACTTCAGGGTCAAGCTGGGCGCGGACCTGTCCATCACCGTCGAGTACAGCCTGCGTGATACCAGCGTGACGCCCAACACGACCACCGTCATCACGTCGAACGTCGTACTGGCGAACACGCTGCACCCCAACACCTGGTATTGGCTCAACACGCATGGGACCATCGAGAACGGTCCCGTCTATCGCTATGTCGCCGTGGCGGGGCCGGCCGGGCAGGCCATGGGCCAGTCCAAGACAGCGGAGCCGACCTTCGGCGTGCAAACGGCGGCGCTCTTCGGCCTGGGCCATGACGTGAGCGGCGCGGGCTATCACGACTTCCCGAACGCGGCCGGCTGGGAGTGGTCGAAGTTCATCTTCGACACCAACTCCGGGGCGGGTGGCGGCGCGGCGCTCGACGCGCTGGCGATTGATCCAGCGACGGGAACCTACAACGTCCAGTACCTGTGCCGCGACGGCCTTGGCACGGAGGCGAGCCTGATCGACTCAGGCACGCTCGGCCTCAATCTACCGGCGTCGTCCGTGGGCCTGACCGTGGTCGCGGCGGGACCGTACGCCTAGCCCCACCGCGCCCGAATCGCGCGCCGCGCCGGCGTTTCGACGCAGCGCCAGGCGAGGACGGACACGGCCACCGTCAGGGCCAGATACGCGCAGAAAAAAGTGATGCAGGTCACGCCTCCGGGGGGTGGGGCGCCGCCGACCAGACGTGTGAAGAGATCAAGCATGGGCCAGTGCAAAATATACAGCGCATAACTGGCTTCTCCCAGCGTGACCAGTGGCGCGGTGCCCCATAAGACAAGGGCGGAGGTGCGCGCGCCATCCCGCGTCGCGCACGCGACCCCATAAATGATGACGGCGAAAGCGGGGGTGAGCAGCCCGTTGTGCAACAGGTGGCGCGGGAGCAGGGGGCTACCGGCCGCCGCTGTCCCCATGACGAGCACGGTGAGAGCGAGTGTGCAGCGTGGGACGCGACACGTCGGCGTCGTCACAAACAAGCGACCCGCGACAACACCCAGGAGAAACTCGGGCAGCCTGAGCAGGGGATTAAAATACACGATACCCTGCCAATAGCTATCATTCGGCGCAAAGACCTGTAAGGCCAGGGCGGGCGCGACAAACACGAACGAGAGCAGCACCGCGGCGCGGACGAGGGCGCGTGGAGAAAGTCGCGCCAGGGCCATGGCAAACGTCGGGAAGGTTGCGTAGAAGAACACCTCGGCGGAAAGCGACCATCCCGGTGGATTAAAGGCAATCGCGGATCGGGGCAGCCACGCTTGCGTGAGCGTCAACGACGACAATCCGGTGACCACAGGGGTGTCGTACATCTCGTGCCCATAGATCGCCAAGGCGGCGGTGGCGACCCAGGCGAACAGATAGAGCGGGAGGATACGCCCCGCACGCGCAACCCAAAACGCCCGTCGCGTACAACGCAGAGCGCCTGCCGGCGTGAGATACATGTAGGCCAGAATAAATCCCGACAGGATGAAGAAGAAATCAACCCCGAGGTTGCCGACGGCATCGGCGTTGGCGGCGAGGCGCGCGGGCCAGGCGAGTATCCCGTGGGGTGGCAACAAGAGCGGTAAACGGGCACTCAACGTAAAGTGAGACACGACCACGATGAACGCGGCCACGAACCGCAACCCCGTCAACGCCGGCAACTGCGGCGCCCGCTCCGCCGCTCGCATGTGCCCGGATACAGTCTCTTCCCGCGCGGGGGCCACCGCTAGCGCCATCCTGCTCTCCTCACGCTCTCCACTATCATCCTTCCTGCCCTCGTCCGCTACCCCCTAACGGCTACTCTCCCGACCCCCGACTCGTTACTCTCTCCCTGCCCGGCCCCTTGCCCGCCCGCCGTCGCTGGCTGACCATACCCGTGCGCCCCAACGACGACACACGACGACACACACGACCCGGAGAGACTGCCCGATGCCCGATCCCGCCAGCGACGCCAACCGTGTCACGGCTGACACCAGCCCTCTGCGTCCGGCCAGCCTCAGCGGAGGCAAGCCAACGCTGGCCGGCCACGAAGCGCGCCTGGCCGTCCTGGCGCACTGGCGCGACGGCATCGACGCGCGCCTGGGCGGCCTGGAGACCCGCGTCGGCACGGCCGAGGGCAACATCGCGACGCATATTCACGACGAGCAAGCCCATGACCCGCGTTTTGCCGTCATCGACGGGCGCTTCGTGGCGTTGCGTGACGATCTGACGCGCGTGGTGCAAGAGGAGATGGCGCGCTTCATCGCGCAGGGCACGGACTCTCAGGACGCGCTCCGGCGCCAACTCAACGACATCCGCGCCATCGCCGTGACCAGCCGCGAGGACGCCGAGCACCGCAAGGCGCGCGAGCGGCACATGGAGAAGCAAGACGAAGAGATGGCCGAGTTGCGCCACCTCCTGCAAGTGCAGACCGCCATCGAGGCTAAACGTCAGGAGGCGCTCAAAGAAGCCGAGCGCGCGGAAGCGGAGCGGGAAGAGGAACGACGCGCGCACATTGCCGCCGTTGCCGCGCAGACCGAGGCCCAGACCACCACGCTCTCCGCGCAGATCGCCGCGCAAAACAAGCAACTGGGCGACACGCTCACGCGCTACTTTGGCCCGATCGGCGTGGCGGCGTTCTCTTATTTCCTGGTCGGGTCGCAGACAGCGGGGCAGACGCGCACGGTCGCCCTCGCCATCATCGCCCTCGTGGTCATCGTCTATATCATCGCCCAAATGGTCCGGCGCGCGCAATTAGCGCGGCGGCTGCGCCTCCTCCAGCAGTCCACGCGCGCTGAGGAGAAAACGGGACGCCTCCCATGATCACCGGATCGAAAGAGGAGACACCCTCATGAGCCGCTGGCACAGCACCACACCGACGTGGCCCTTAACACCGCACACCCGCGCGACGATCGCCTATCAGTTGGGCCGCGTCGCGCGGTGCCAGCGACCCGTGCTGACGCTCCTGCTGATGCTCATATTCTGGCGAGACCCGTTCAATCCGGCGGTGCTGGTCATGATGGACGTGCTGACGCCCCCTGAACCGCCCCGTCCCCGTACGCTTGACAGACTCCATCACCTTCGCGCGTCCGCTGACGCCGCATCGACAAAAGAGGAGACACTCTAATGCTTGCCGCAACCGTCATCACGGGCCTACTCGGCGTCCTCGCCACCGTCGGCGCCTGGCTCATCACTAACCTGTCCACCGCCTTTGTGATCGGCCTGGTGGGCTACCTGGTCTACCTGGAGCGCACCTACGGCCCCCGGCTCATCGGCTGGGCCATCGCCGTTGCCAACCAGGCGCTGCACCTGCACCTCACGCAGGTCGAGCAGCAGGCCACGGCGGGACTCGTCGAGCGCACCGTCCTGGCCGCCCAGCAGTCGATCACACTGCCCGCCGACCGACGCGCCTCCGTCATACAGGCCGTCGCTCAGGTATTTCCTGGAGCCAGTGAGCGCCACGTCGATAGCCTCATCGACGCCACGATCGCGGCGGCCAAACTGCAACACGGCCCCGAGGCCTGGCGCGGGCTGGCGCCGGCCTCCCCCACCACGGCCGGCCCTGATGACGTGACAACGCTGGTGCGCGACGCCTTCACCGCCGGCCAGCAGGCGGTGCTCTCCAGTCTGGACGCCTTGCGTGCCCAGGCAGCGAGCGCGCCGTCCGCGCCTCCTGTGGCCCCATTGCCGCCGACTGACGAAGCGATGACACGCGATACGGCGGCCGTGTCGGTGAGCGGCACGCTGCATACGACGGAGGATGGGCCTGTCCATTTGCAGGGCACGATCACGCCCGCGGTTGCCGCGCAGGCGACGGCCTAAGGAGCACTGATGCCCATAACCGATTACGCGCCCGTGTCCTGGAGGCCCAGCCCGAACTATTGGCAGGGCAGGGACGGCCAGCGCCTCACCGGGATTGTCCTGCACGCGACCGCTGGCTACGAACCGGGGCCGGTGGAGTGGTTCCAAAGCGCGGCGTCGCAGGTCTCCGCGCACTATATTGTCAACAGAGATGGCGCGGTTATCCAGACGGTCCGGGAGGCCGATAGCGCCTGGCACGCCGGCGAGGTCACCCCCTCGTCACGGTTCTACGGGGGCGTGAACCCTAACCGGACCACCATCGGCATCGAACATGAGCGCGACGCGTCCAACAGTTCCCCGGTGACACCGGCCCAGCTCGTCGCGAGCCTGGCGCTGGTCCGCTCGATCGTGCGCCGGCATGGCCCGTTGGAGATCATCGCGCACGACGAGATCGACGTCGGCCGTGTCTGCCCCGGACCCGGCTTCCCGCTCCAGGTGTTCCGCGATGCCGTCAGCATCCCAAAGGAGATCCATCCCGTGAAACACTTCCCCCAGCTCTACGCGCAGCGCGACCCGCGCTGGGCCATGCAGCGCCTCGGCACGGCCGACGGGATCACGCTCGGTCAGTACGGCTGCTACGTCACCTCGATGGCCATGCTCGCGTGCTACTACGGCCACCAGATCACGCCCGCGCAGCTCGACGACCGGTACACGAACGAACACATCTACGTGGACGGCGACATGATGCCCGACGACGCGCTGCACCGCGCCTACCCCGACCTCACCCTTGTCACCGTCCACGATTACACTAACGCGCCGGCGGACTTGGGGCTGCTGCGCTCCGTCGCCGCGGACCCGACGCTGACGGCGGTGATCGGCCTGGACTTCGACCACAACCCGGCTGACGGGGTGCAGACCCATTTCTCGCCCCTGGCCAGTTGCGATGGCGCCCATGTTGCCCTCGCGGATACCTGGTACGGCGGCATCATTGCCGACATGACCGTGAACTACGGCCCCGACCCCGCGACCACGATCCAGAAAGTCGTCGTCTACAAGGGGCCGGCCCCGAAGGGCGCGGTGACGCCGACCGCACCCGTTGTGCCGCTCCGTTTCCGGGTGCGCTTCGACGGCGCGCTGCATGCCCAGCCGGACGAGACGAGCCCGGTGACGTGCCACATCACGGCCGGCTGGGAACTTATCGCGGTCTCCGGTGACTCCGCGCCCTGGTGCAGCGTCACGACGCGCGATGGTCGGTGGGGATGGAACAAAAGATCGAACATGGAGCGGATCGGGTAGGGGACGCATTCCCTAACGGCCGTCCCCACACACGCACAAGCGCCCCTCATCGTTATGATGAGGGGCGCTTGTGCAGGCTGATGAAAGTGAGTGGGCCGCTACGTAGGCGAGGAGTTCCCCAACCCTGCCACGTCGTAGCCCTTGCTGACGCCGGGCTTGCTAAAGCCAGGTGTCCCGTCGTCCTCGTCCTCATGAAGGCCGTCCAGGACCGCCGTCGTCGTTTGCGTGGGCTGGCGCGCTAACGCCTGTTGCTCCTGCCACTGCACGTCGGAGAGGCCGGGCGGGCGCTGGAATGACGCGTCCTGCCCGGTGATCGGGACGTTGGGCGACCGCTCCCGCATCGTATTTTTGGTGATGCCGGCCTGCTGTGGCGTGGTGATCTGGTCTCCCTTGCCGATGTTGTCCATGTTGGGACTCCTTCGCGCTCCTGGTGTGACCCGCCGTCGCTTCGACGGCTTACCGGGAGTGTGCCACGAATCGGGTTCGGCGTCAAGCCCTTGTGCGACGAAAGAGCGTTGACGCCGCATCATCGCGCGCTACTCTCCATCATCCAGCGCCGCCTGTTCAGCGCAGGCCTGACACCATGCCGCTGCCGTCGCCATCTCGACCGGGATCTCGACCAACGCGCCACAGCCCGCGCACTCCTCTACTGCCATCATGCTACGCCACCAGACCCAGCGTGCACGCCATGTCGCGGCTAAAGCGGCCCCGGTCCCGATCCTCGCCGGGGCCATCGTAGCAACCCCGTGCGGGCTCGCCGCGCGCCATCAGCCGTCGCTCACTCGCCACGCCCCAGCCCGTCGCCGGTCCCGCCGCCTGGCAGATCGCCCGCTGTAGCTCGGTGTACGTGCAGCCGACCTCAGCCTCCACGGCCGCCAGGTAGGCCGTGCGCTCCTCCTGGGTGTCCAGCGCCATCGTCGCCGCCAACCGCGCCGCCACGGCGGTCCAGAGGGCCTTACGCGCCGCGATCTCCTCGGTGGCCCATGTCGCCGGGGTCTCTGTCGTCGCCGTCGTGATCGTGAGTGTCTGTGCCATAATAGTTAAGCCTCCTTGTGGTGGTGGCCGGCGCGTCAACTTGTCTAGGGGAGGCGCGCCGGTCTTTTATCGAGTGTGTCGTCGGTGGTTTACTGTCTGGTTTACTGTTTCTGCTACGCCGCGACCGGGAACGCCCCGGCCGCTTCCATCCGTCGCCGCGCCAGTGAGCGAAGGCGATAGTGCCATTCCCAGGTTGCTACAGCCAGCTTGATATGCTTGCACGGCTTACGGGCCGGGCAGTTGCACGTTCCTAAGATCGCGTCCGTGCGGTAGCATGTCCCCGGCTTGCTCTCACTCTCCACAAAGTAAATCCCGTAGACCGGGCTCATCGTGATCCTGGGTCGGTATGCCGCTTTCGTTGTCTTCCCCCGTCTCGCCATCGTCGTGCCCTCCCTTTGTGTTCTCTTGCGTTCTCTATATTGGTATTATAGAACACAATGCGTTCTCTTGCAAGTGGCGAGAACATCTTGTACCCTGAGATATAAGTACTAGGGGAGGGTGGGAGTGAGTGAAAGTAAACGAGGCGTCCGGCCACGCACGTTAGGGGCCAACTTCACGATGCGGTTAGAGCCAGCAATGCGCGAGCGTATCGACCAGCTAGCCGCTATAGAAAAGCGGCCACCAGCGCACATGATCCGTATCTTGATCGAGGAAGCAATAGCGGCGCGCGACCAGGCCACGAAGGAGTCATCATGAGAGTGCTCATCGCCGGCAGCCGCTCCATCGGTAGCGCCGCTGCCGTGGATCGCGCCCTCGCGCATGCCGAGGGCCTGGGGTTGGACATCACGGAGGTCATAAGTGGCGGGGCGTTGGGGGTTGATCGCCTGGGCGTCCTGTGGGCGCGTCAGCGCGGTATCCCCGTGCGCCTGCATGTGCCCGACTGGAAGGGCCTGGGCAAGCGCGCGGGTCTAATCCGCAACGAAGAGATGGTCAAAACGAGCCAGGCCCTCGTGGCCTTGTACGATGATGAGAGCAGAGGAACGGCGTACACGATTCGTATCGCCCGTGCGGCCGGGCTGCCCGTCTACGTCTACGACGCCGTCGGGCTGCCCATGTCCCTGCCACAAACAGCGCGTCTACCGACCATCGGCCAGACGTGTCAGGTTGGCTATGCCCGGCCACTGGACATCACGGTGCGGGACAACGGCGATGGGACGTACACGCAGACGCTGGCGTTCGCCTGGCCCCGGCTGGTGCGCGAAGAGGAGCCATCGTGAGCGTACCTGACTGGACGCCGGCCGTGGGTGACAGAGTGTGGGTCGGGAACAGCGGCCGGCAGGTGCCCTACGATGTCGTTCAGGTCGGCGTTGACGCCATCAGCACGCCCGTCGTCTGGCTGTGCGCGGCGTCGGACTGGCGCACGGAGATGACCGCCGTCTACCTGGACGGGGCCTGGATCGCGGACGGACGCTGGCCGATGCGGGCCGCTCCGAAGGACGCGTCGTAGCCTCCGCTGAGGCGGCTGACCCCTTATTCCACCATCAGGCCGTTTCCGACTGCACCGACTGTGGCGGGCCGCTCGAGCCCGGCCGCTCCGTGCGTTGCCGGCTGTGCGTGGAGGAGGAGTGGCAGCGGTTGGAGGAGCGGTACGGGCGAGCGTGGGCGGCGACCTGGAAATGACTGCACACCACCTCGGGCATGCCTCGATCGAGACGACGCGTATCTATGTCAGGTGGAACAACCAGGGGTTAAAGAAGGCGGTGGGGGAGTGGTAAGGCGCTATCGAGGGCAGGGGCTGAGACCGTACGATCCGCCTGTCCCGCCGTGCTCTGCATGATTAACCAACAGTGAGAGAGTAAACTACTTGTATGAACACCTCTCTACTCACGCCCATTCTACCCTCAGAGGCTCCGCCAGGGACGCGCCGCGTCGAGGGAACGGCGGCGCACACGATCCGGTGGCTCCATCTACCCGGCGTCAGCGGTGCCCTCAACCTGTGCCTGGTGCGCGACATATTTTTCGGCTTCAACCTCGACACGCAGACGCCCAGTTGTCAGATTGTCATGGCGTACAACGATCTGAGCGGGTGGCCGGTCACGCATACCATTGACGATCCCGCCGTCATGAGCGGCCTACGGGACCTGAGGGCGCGCGAAAGCGTGTGGATGCGCGCCAGTCCCCCTTAACGCTCGATGGGTGCGGCGCTTAAGGATGCGGCCATCGCTTGAACGGCGTTCTTCACCCGTGCCCTGGCTTCCCGATATTCTGTCGTGTGCATCGACATATTGCCCATCATGGATATATCGGACCACATCGTTGCCAATGTAAACGCGCTGTTCGGGATCATACCTTCGACTGTCGCCACCACGTGGGCGTGATTGACAGGGATGATCTGACCAATGGCATAAGCTTTCACAATCTCATCGGGACAATCTATCCACACTTGACCCGTTGCGGTGAGTGGCACCGGTCGCCCCATGCGGTAGGCTGACCCGACCTCGTGAACGGCAGTCATCAAAGAACCATCGAGGCGAAAAGCCGCTCTCTCATACAAAACACGCGACGCCTCCAATTGGTCCACCAATGCGAAGAACGCCGTCGTGCCCGCGTCGCGCAACAAGGGACGCCACAGAGTAAGCGCGGTCGCGCCCACTGGTTGCCAGGCTAATTTAGCTGATGGCGGCGCGTTCTGCGACAGAGACGTGAATATGTCCGCATTGTCGGGTTGAGTAACAACTCGACGAAGGGTTTGCCGTAGGATATCTATGCCCTCGCGGGCGCGTTGCCGGTCGAGACGCTCATCCTCACGTTGATCCAGCCGCCGCTCTCGATCGTTGAGATACCGGCCGGCCAGGAGGGTGATGAGGGCCGCCGTGGCAATCGTGGGGAACGACGTCGACCAGAACGTGATCCAGAAGAGCTGCCACTGGTCACGCGTCCCCTGAAAACCGAAAGCGGCCGGGTAGTGCGGGTCGGTGTGGGCCAGCAGCGCGACAACGGAAAGACCCCCCATCACCAAGAGGGTGGCGACGATCCACGGCCATGGCAGGCGCTTCATCGGCACACGCGCCTATCGCCCCTGCTAGACTGAGGACAGCACATCCAGATCTCCTAACCTAGCTGGGTGTCACGGCCGGTCGAGCCTCTCACCGCTCGCCGGCCTTTCTGTTGCCCTTAGTGTACCGCCTGATGCCCATACTCTCTCACAATGATGCATCGGCCATAAGCGCCCCACGCCATGACCGGCCCTGAGATCGGGCAACGTCGCAATTCCTACCGGCATCACCGTTGATCCCACTCTCTCTATTGGCAGTTTGCGGCGTTGCGCCAAATAAATAGACGCAACGCAAAGCCGGCGCGGGGGAGTAGACCCGCGCCGGCTCGCCGAGGGCGTCAGGACCGCGCCTCATGGAGAGTATCGGCTACTGAGGTGGTTGGGTGTAGCGCGCGCTTAGGTGTCACCGTGTGCCTGGCCCAGCAAGCCCTGGACCTGCTGCGCGTTGATGATCGCGTAGGCTCCTAAGGTGTCATGTACGTAGTTGTTGTTCATTAGTTCACCATATGGCACCTTAACTATGCTATCCTGAGCGTCATACTCCTGTCTGATCGCCGTGAAAGGACCGCACGCCATGACCGCTTCCCCCGCCGCTCGTGCCCCCCTGTC